TAAAAGAAAAAAATAATAGAAATGATAATAGAAATATCGATAATATCAATAATGATAATAATAGCAGTAAAGATAAATAAGTCAACTAATAAAATAAAGAAAATGAAAAATCGTTTATCCGTTGATAAAAAAGGACCAAAAATGTATAATATTATAAAAACCATTTTTAATAAGGAGAAATAATGAATAAATTTAAAACGTATTTAATATTAATATTATCAATTATCATTTTTAGTTTTCATTGCGGATGTTTCAATAAAGTTAATAAACACAAATCATTTATTAATATGTTACTAGAATTTTACCCAGGGTATAATATAGAAATAATAGAAAATGACCCGAATTCACTAATTATTAATATAACAAAATAAAGAAAGGAGAATAATAAAATAAATTATACTAAAATTAATAAAATAATATGATAAATTTTAATAATTAACAAAAAGGAGAATAATATGTTAAGAGGTAAAACTCCTCTTCCAGAGGAACAAAGATTAAAAGTGTTTATATATGGATCTCCTGGCGCAGGAAAAACATTAGCTGCATTACAATTTCCGAATGCTTATATAATTGACACAGCAAAGGAGACTAGCCGCTATACGAAATTAATTCAAAAAACTCACAGTAAAGTATTTGATTGTAGTAATCCTTATGAAATATTAAAAGAACTTGAGGCTCTTAGAGATGACAAACATAATTATCAAACGGTTGTAATTGATGAGCTAACCACTATTTATCAAAATCTTCAAACTATATGGACTGATAGATTTATTAAAGCCCAAGAAGAAAGCACTAGAAAACAAAATTCTGCGGATAATCTTTTAGAAGATTTTGGATATCGATATTGGGATAAGGTAAAAAGAGATTGGAGGAGAATACTTAATATTATTAAACAATTAGATATGAATGTCGTCTGTAATGCTCATCAAAAAGATAAATATGGCGATAACATGAAAATTATAGGGGTTACCTCTAATTCTGATAAAACTGATGAATTTGCTTTTGACTTTGTATTTAGATTAATAGTAAGAGGAAAAGATCAATATAAAGCTATCTGTGAAAAACAAAGAATATTACCAATTGAGATTGATCCAGAAGCAAAGAGATTCCCAAAAGAATTCGATTGGAATTATCCTAATTTATTAAAATTCTACAACAAAGAATATATCGAAAAACCTACTAAGAATTCCGAATTAAAATCCGATAATAAGAAAATAAATCAACCATCGATTACTAAAGAGAAACCAAAAACAAACAGTAAAGCCAAAAAAGATACCACACTTAATAAAATAGAAAAATCAAAACCAAAAGAAGAAAAGACTAAAAAAGGTACTTCACCTGATAAAAAATTAACCAATATAGATAAAATTAAACTAGCCCTTGAAAAGAAAAATATTCCGGCACAAGACTTTATAGAATTTTTACAAAATGTTTGCGAGTGGACAGATCTTAAATCCCTGAAAGGTCTTTCTGAAAAAAGACAATCTATGTTGATGACTAATTGGAAAAAAATAATCCTTAAATTCAATGAAACATACTTAAATCAAAAAACTGAATTAAAAGAAGAAGCCGAAGAAGAAATAAAAGGAGAAGCAGAAGTAAACTATCAACCAAATGAACCGATAAGAGAAGATCAAAAAATGATCATAATAAATAAACTTAAAAAACAAGGTCTAACCGTTGAAGAGCTTTTTAGTGGCTTTTCGATAGATTCCTGGAAAGAAATTAGCCAAGAAGGGGCTAAACATATGATTAAAAACTTTAAGGTGATGATAGGAGCATTTGAATAATGAGAATAGAAAGAAATTATGATGGCGTTCCAGAACAAGAAGACATAGCATTAATGCCTAACGGTGATTATATGTTTGAAATTACTGAAGTATCCGACGGCTATTCAAATAGTGGTGATCCGATGCCGAATATTTGCTTAAGGTGTATCGAAGATGGAGAATGTGAAGGCAAAAAAGTTTGGGATAATATACTTATACCGGAACCTGATTCAGCAGCGCATAAAATAATAGGTAGAACAAAAAGGTTTCTTCACGCAATAAGAGAACCATATCAAGGCGATTTTGACGTAGATACCGAAAATTGGTTGAATAAAACTGTAGAAGTTAAAATAGGAACTGACGAATATAAAGGTAGAAAAAAGAATATTGCTTTAAGATATCTTATATCAGATAAACAACAAGAAAAACATGATAAAAGCATGGATTTTTTACGGCCTAAGGATGACGAAATAGAAAAAGATGATTTTCCATTTTAATAAAGCGCAATAGTTTGATTTAATAGATTTTACAAGGAGTTATTTTTTATGAGAAATAATACTATATTACTTTTTTTATTATTAATATTTGTATTTGTCTTTGTTATGATCCTTGCTCCTATAAATTCTCATTCACATGAAACAGAAATAATTCCAATATGTTTTATCTTATTAATTTGCAGTAATGAAAATTGTGTAAGTTCTGTTACATATCAATACGAATCTGTCAATCCTTCTTTGATATATAATTCAGCTTCAAAAATATATAATAAGCAGGAACTAACTTTTGCCGTAAAGATTAAAAATGTGCTGAAATATACAACGTGCAATAGCATTGGTTTTTTATCCTTTGATAAGACTGAAATTGGTGTGATTAATGTAGATAATATAAATTTAAATTCTATAATTATTGCTGAGAAAAGTTAAGGTAGAAAACAAATTTATATAGCTACAATTGGTAGTTACTTTTAATAACTGGGCCAGTATAATTCATAAACAATAAAAATCAAGCTATTGCCCTAACTTAAGGGGCGGTTAATTTTCTTAAAGCCGCCCCTTAAAAAATAACGGAAAAAATAATGATAATAAAATACCGACAAAAAAAACCTAAAATACTCGAAGAATTACTAAAAAAACAAGTAATTGACAAGAAAGATATAAGAAAATGTCCACATTGTAATAAATTTTATGATGCTAATAAATTTAAAGAAATATGTCCAAAATGTTTTTGGCTATTATAGGAGAATGACTGACGGCGTTAATGACAGATAGTATATTTAAAAAATCATATACAACTTTTACGGAAGCGAAAGAAATAAAAAAAGAATTTAAATTAGAAAATATTATAGAAAAACTAGAAAATAAAGCTAAATATAATCCATCTTTTTATAAAATATTAATGATTTATAGGAATAAAGGAGTAACTTTAGAACACTGTTTAGCTATTTTATCTTCACATTTATTAGAAGAAAATGAAAAATTGAAAAAAGAATTACAAACAAAATAAACGGAAAATTACCATTATATAAGCATTTTCATAGAAAATGAAAAATTTAAGTGATTTTAAGCGATTTAAGGACATGAAATAATCCAATATGTGATTATACCTTAAACCGATATCTATAATCAGGAAATAATGATTTAGTGGCAAGAAATTTAAATTAAGAATATTGTCCAAGGAGAATAATAATGGCAATAATTAGATCACCTCATAAGGCAAACTTCATTATAATCAACAAAATTTGCCTTCAAGATAGTAAATTATCCTGGAAAGCAAAAGGTATATATGCATATATAATGTCATTACCGGATAATTGGAAAGTTAAAACTGCCGAAATAATGAGACATTCTTCAGACGGTAGAACAGCTCTATTATCAGGATTAAAAGAATTAATAAAATTTGGATATTGCAAACCTATAACAAACAGAACAGAAAAAGGCACAATTCAGGATCGTGATTACCTTATGATAGAACCTGATCAACTTGAACAAGAAAACCTTGATCAAGTTGATCTTAATCAAGAAAACCGATCTGTATTACTAAGTATAGATAGAAGTAATATAGATTCAAGTAAGGAATTAGATAAAACTATCGTTTTATCGCCAGAAAAGAAAATTCTTAATAAAAAGTCCACGAAGAAAAAAGGGAAGAAAAAGAAAACACCTCGGAAATTCAATCCTAAGTCTCCTGGTGGTAAAATAGCTCAATTTATGCTTGATAAAATAGAAGAAAATGATCCTTCTTTTAAAACCCCGGAAATGGGGAGTTGGGAAGCTTGTTTTAATAGAATGATCTTTTTAGAACATTACAACGGTGATGAAATTAAAAGAGTAATTAAATTCGCTTTAACTGATAATTTTTGGAAAGCCATTGTGATAAATCCATATATTTTAAGAGCAAAATATCATCAATTAAAAACTCGAATGTTAAATCCGATAAAATCATTTAAAAATAAGCAGACTAAAGAAGAAAAAATGGATATTTTTGAAGAAGCAAAAAGAGATCATATTCAATAGGATATTTCTTTAATATGAAAGAGCATGAATATAATAATTTTATAGATTTAATGGCGGAATTATCATTAAATTTTAAAGGTGATATAGATAAAAAACAAATACGGTTATATTTTAACAGATTAAAAAAATATAAGTTATTAGCGGTTCAAAGAGGAATAAATTATATAATTGACAATAGAAAATATCCAGATTTTCCAGTTGTCGGATGTATAAAAGAAGCCATAGAAGATTCGAGAATTTACGAGGGATAACTGAGAGTATATGAAAGTAATAGAATACTTAAATTTAAAGAGTTTCGAGTATGAAACAAGGGATCGTCCTAGCGGTCAAAATTATATTATGGTATGTCCTTTTTGTGATGGTGGAAAAGAAAAGGAAAAATCGTTTGCCATAAATGCGAATAGTGGCCTTTGGAATTGTTTACGGTTAAATAATTGTGGAAAATCAGGTACTTTTTTTCAATTACAAGAACAATTAGGTGATAAGCCTAATCCTATTGATCCATTTATTAAAAAACAAGAAAAAAACAAAGAATATGTTGTACCTAAAGTAATTAAATTACCATTAAGTAAAACAAGTATTGAATATTTAATAGAAATCAGAAAACTAACAGAAGATACGGCTAATAAATTTAAATTATTCGAGGATTTAAAAGGTAGAATATGTTTTCCGTATTATAAAAATAATATTATAGTAAACATAAAAGCAAGATCAAAATATATAAAGAAAGATATGAAACAACGTAGTAAGGCAGAACCTACGTTATTTAACAGAGATAATGTTAAAATAAATGCTGATAAAAATAATAATTTATTAATCATAGTTGAGGGTGAATATGATTGTATGGCTCTAACTCAATATGGTGTAGAAAATGTTACTTCTGTTCCTAATGGAGTATTAGATCTTAGGTGGATAGAAAATGAATGGGATTTTTTAGAAAAATTTAATGAAATTTATTTAATAATGGATAATGACGTTGCCGGTCAAAATGCTATTAAACCATTAGTGAATAGATTAGGTATATGGAGATGTAAATCAGTTAGATTACCATATAAAGATGCTAATGAGTGTTTAATAAATAATGTTTCTAATGAAGAAATAGCCCATTGTTTTGAAAATGCAGAAGAATTTGCTCCAAATGAAATTAAATCAGCCGGAGAGTATTGTAAAGAAGTTATTGATATATTTAAAAATCCAGATAAATACAAGGGTTGGGATACTGGTTTTCCTGAATTAACTAAAATAATTAAGGGGTTCAGAAAAGGTGAGGTTACTGAATGGTCAGGCCAGGGTCATAGTGGTAAATCTACAATATTAAATCAGGCCATATTATATTCTGGTAGTATCGGGATTAAATGTTGTATAGCTTCTTTAGAACTTAGACCAGCAAGATATTTAAAGTGGGCTATCGAGCAAACTTTAGGTAAAAATGATCCAACGGAAGATGAAATAATAAAATGTTTCGAGTGGATAGATAGTTGGTTATATATTTTAAATATTGAAGGCACAACATATGGTAATAAAATTTTTGAATTATTTGAATATACTGCTAGAAAATATGGTACTGAAATTTTTGTTATAGATTCTTTAATGAAAATAAGATTAAAGGGTCAAGATAATAGTATAAGTAAAATTCAATTTATTGATGATTTAACTGTATTTGCAAAAAAATTTGACGTACACTGTCATTTAGTAGCGCATTCAAGGAAACAAGAGGGCGATCAAAGTAAACCTGATAAATCCGCTGTTAAAGGAGAGGTTGAAATTACGGATTTAGTAGATAATGTATTTATTATGTGGCGGAATCCAGATAGAGGTAAAAGTGATTTAGAGGATAATGAAAGATATGATGCACTTTTAATAATCGTAAAAAATAGAGAATTTGGAGATATCGGAATAGTTAAATTGTACTTTGATCCTAAATCACGAAGATTTTCCTGTTACGGACAAAATAATTTTTTTAAATAATAATATTTAAGTAATTAAAATGCAATCAATTAATAAAAAATCAAAAGAAATATTAAATAGAATATTAGGCAATATAGTTCCTATTAGAGCTTTAAATAATAGAGTAATTAGAGTTAAATATTCTAATAATTATATAAGAATAGAAAAAAGACCGTTTTCCGATCAGGGGCATATTATAATATTATCTGTCATAGCACGAAACAAAAAAGGTACTTATTATGAAATCCCAAGAATCAGCATTTTAAAGCTTTTTAAGGACGGCAATTATTATCCTATAGGTTTAGTTGATACTAAAAAAGATCGTAGTATAATATGTACTGAGGTATTAAAAACGATCCCTAAGAAACATAAGTGCGTTGACTTAGTAATCCAAGATATTTTGACCGGATATGTTGATATTCATTTAGAGATTTTGAATAACGCAAGAATTTTAGATTAAAAGGAGAATAAAATATGAATATAATATTTATGAATTGTCATAATATTAAAGAATTAAGAGGTATGTTTGTACCTGGATCATTAATTATAAGGAAATTTTATGAAAATAATACATAAAATAATTTGTGCTATTTTAGGTCATAATTATTATACTGTTGTTTTAAATAATTTTCATAATTACGGAAAGTCATATTTTGGAGTATATCATTGTCAAAGATGTGGGCACGAAGAAAGTTGGCAATATGACTTATAACAAATCACTAAACCTGGCATGAATCGCTGCTTGCCCGTCGAGGTACGTATCCTGCGGAAAGGTAGCTACGTAAAGCGCGGTTCATGCAGGTTAACTTAACATTATCTGGAATTTAAATGAAAATATTAATTGCATGTGAATTTAGCGGTATAGTTAGAAATGCTTTTATAGATCAAGGGCATAATGCTGTAAGTTGTGATTTATTGCCAACAGAAAAACCTGGAAAGCATTATATTGGAGATGTACGAAATATCATAAATAATAAAAATAAATGGGATATGATGATAGCTCATCCGCCATGTACTTATTTGGCTTGCAGTGGGGCAAGATGGTTTAAAAAAAGATTAACAGAGCAGAAAGAAGCCATTAATTTTTTTATGGATTTGGTTTATGCAGATATTAAACATATTTGCATAGAAAATCCTATATCGATTATGAGTACAATATATAGAAAACCTGATCAATATATTCAGCCTTACGAATTTGGTCATCCAGAGACAAAAAAAACCAGCCTCTGGTTAAAAGGATTGTCGAAGTTAAAACCGACAAATATTGTTGAGCCGGGATATATTATAGGAAAAGACGGGAAAAGATATTCTCCTATTCATTATTTGTACAAAGGGAACAAGGATAGGGCAAAGATAAGATCGCGGACTTATCAAGGGATTGCAGATGCAATGGCAAAACAATGGGGATAATATAACAAATCGCTCAACCTGACATGAACCGTTTACTGTAATAAGCATATTTCAGATATGCGGTTCATGCAGGTTAGCTCAATCATTAGTGCAGAAAAAAGGAGAATAGCATGGCTTATTTAAAAAACAAACAACAAAAAGCATTGACGCGAGTATTAAAAAGAATTGCAAAAAAGCATAGGGTAAAAAGCGAAGCTCTTGATTTTGTATATTCGCCAAGCCTAAATACTGGGCCTGCTAGAGTTGGAAGTGAATTCTATGTACCATCCACAACCAATCGAGATGTGAAACGAATAAAAGGAATGCTACCTGAATTAAGGGCAGCATTAGCAAAAGCAGCAACGGCCTGCGGTTGGACGGGCGGCTTAGATTACACTTTAATAGAAAATATAATAAATATATAACAAATCGCTTAATCTAACATGAACCGCTTACTGCAATTATCATATTTAAATTATGAGGTTCATGTCAGGTTCAGGTCAAGCGTTAGAGAATGGTATAATTTTTGCATTAATTATTATTAAAAAATAAATCAGTTGAAATAAATCTTTAGACAAAGGACAAAATATGCAATGCGAAGAATGTAAATCATGGATGAAATATAACTTAATAGGGAATAAATATATATGCTCTAAATGTGGCTTAGAAATTAGATTATCCGAATTTCAAGATGCCAATTTTAATGATTAGAAAGACGATTAATTTAGGAGAATAATAATGGCCAAATGGAAAATTCAAATTTTTGGTGAGCGTTGTTCTACATCATGGGAAATATCTGTAGTTCGATTAGACAATGAACATGGTCAAGAAAGTTGGGGATGGTTCGATGATGAAAAATTACTTGTAAGTGATAACGGAGGACCATGTGATGACCCAATTTGTGGGTACGTTTGGGACGAACAGGTAAGAGTTGCTACTGAATTATGCCGTAGATTAAATAATGGAGAGCAGATAGAGAAATTATAGTTTAATATTTTGAGCTAAAACAAGGAAAATAATATGATAAATAAAATAATACTTATAGGATTAATAGGAATACTTTTATTACTCGGTTTAACATTAAAAGTAATAGAAGTTAAAGAATTTTATGAAAATAATGAATAAAACAATTGATAAATAGGAATTTTATAATGGAAATTAGAGAATTTTTTACAATAGAAGAAATAAATTCAATGAAAAAACGTATTATTAAAGAATGTTCTTTAACTAATTTTTTAGTAAAAACAGAATATACAAATGAAGATGGAGATAAAGAAACTTACAAAAGTCTTACTCCGGATATAAAAAGTGTTATTAAAAATGAAACCGATAGGCAAATTAAAGAATATGTAAAACAAGTTATTAATGAAACCGTTAGAGATAAAATTCAAATTGCTGTAGAAAAATTTTCAAAGAATTTATGTGATCAATTAGAAAAAATTACAACAAAAACTAATTGGTATTGGTCAATTAAATAAAATAATTAATAAATAGGAGATATTTATAATGAGTCAAATTGGATTTATTTGTCCAGATGGACAATCAATAAAGTTTGAACAATGTTTTAAAACATGCCGTATGTGTAATAGATGTGTTTCAATGCCTACACTTAGAGCTTTGGCGGTCCAAAGAAAATGGATCGGTTTGCCGTCTACTACTCAACTTTTAGCTGGTACAAGACATGCTTATTTAAAAATTGTAAAAGATTATTATGAAGACATTCAAAAATTAGCATGGATTTTATTAGGTAATAAAACACATAAACAACTAGAAGATGCTGATACTGATGGTACTTCTGAGATAGTTTTTAAAAGTAAAGTTCAGTCTGGAATACTTGATTATTACGATAGACCGACTAAGACTTTATGGGATTATAAAGCGAGCGGAGCTTATAAGGTACATAAAGCCCTTGGTTTAGTAAATTATAAAATTGATGATCCAACGGGAGCTAGATATAAGAAAGGAGGATCTGGGTTTAAGAAAGGTGATATAAAACAAGTTAAAGTATGGAAACAAGATCTTAAAATCGCCGATAAATGGGACTGGATATTGCAAACTAATAGATATGCTATTTGGTTACAAGATGACAATATGCCAGTTGAACAAATTAAGATAGAAATTATTGTAAGAGATGGCGGCCTAAGAATTGCATCTATGTATGGAATTGACAGGAATATAGTTATTATAGATATTCCTATATTAAATAGAGATTATGTGTTGGATTATTTTAATAGAAAAGCATCTATGTTAAGGACTGCAATAGCTGTTGGATGGAGTCCTCGCTGTACTAATAAAGAATGTTGGGGAGGCCGAAAATGTGAGGGATATTGCTCAGTATCTCTTTATTGCAATGAAATGTCGAATGAACATCCAATGGCTAAAAAATTTGAAAATATGCAACCCGAAATTCTTTGTTAAATTTTAAATATTTATATAATTATGAAATTAATAATTTATTAACTAAAATATAGGAGTGTATATTGATGGGTTGTATAGTGAAAACTACAACACTGGAACGATATACTGGTATAAGATTTTCCAAAAAAAGGAGTTAAATAGCCTTTTTTTTATGCTATGATTTCGGCCAATTAAAAACTACGATGTAGCGGTTCAAATCCGTCCGTATTTTAGTTAATAATTTTATATTAAAAGGAATAAAATATGAAAATTATAGAAACGGATAATCAGAATTCTGATTATCCAGATGAAAAATTTGTAAATTTACCAATTATGCCTAAAGAATACGCACAAAAAATAGCTGATGTAATTAATGATTGTTTATGTCAAAATGATTATGCATAAAGATTTTGGAGAATTGTTCCTGATGATTATAAACTAGTTGGTGGATTTGAATATTGAATGTCTATTTGTAAAATTAATATCGCAATAGAGACAAAAAAATGTCCTTAATAAATCGTTATCGACAAGAAAAGGTAAATATATGATAAAAATAAATTGGTGGGTTATCCTAATAATAGGAATATGGTTTTCGGCTGCGATAGGTAATTTTTCTCCTTTCGCGGAAAGCACAGAACCTTTTGCATATGCTTTTCTTGTTACAATATGTATCGGAATAGGATATTTTTTAATTTTATTATTTCGATATGGGACTTAATGTTAAAAGAAGAGAAGATTTAATACCTCATTGTGAAACTATATATAGAAATTCTGATTGTCCTTATATAGAATTGGAATGTACTGGTTGTATGATTAAAATAAATCATCCATTTTTTTAAATTATAAATAATAAAATTAGAAAGGAATTAATTATGAAAAAAATAATATTATTACTTATATTTATATTAACAATATCACCTATTGTATATGCCGCGACAATAAACGTAAAATTCGTTTGGGACAGAAATACAGAAAAAGATTTAGCAGGGTATAGAATGTATCAATCTGATATATCCGGTGATTATTCAATGAGTACAATGATAGATATACCAGGAGATCCAAATAGTTATATTACACAAATCGATGCTACAAGTGATCAATATTTCGTAATAACAGCTTATGATACAAGCGGGCTTGAATCTGATTATTCAAATCAAGTAATATTAAATATTGATACTAATGCACCGGACCCTGTAAAAGGATATTATATTAAACAACAAACAATAATTAATTTTTATTAATATAAAAGGAGATTTTTGTGTTTAAAATACTCGATCTTATATCAATTTTATTTATTTTTACGATATTTATGAAGAATATCATTTTATTTTTAGTAATATTTAATATAATAGATAAAGAAATAAAAGACATAGAATTAACTAGAAACAGGAGTTAATAAATGAAGTTAATTTTGTTCACGGGGCTCCAAAATAACTTATTATTTATGTTAGTGGACAAAAAGAGAAAGGTAATTATATGAAAGAATATCATAAAATACAAACTGTTTTTAAGCGTGATCCTAAAACAAAAATGAAAACATTACTTGAAGGTAAATACTCATTGCCAGAATTTGAATATCTTAAGAAGAATACATGGATATTTACTGAAAAAGTTGATGGAACAAACATTCGTGTAATGTGGGATGGAGATAAAATAACTTTTGGTGGAAAAACTGAAAGAGCGCAAATTCCTAATCAGCTAGTAAATAAATTAAATGAATTATTTCTGCCATTAATCGATGAATTTAAAAATATTTTTAATGTCGATAGTGTACCAATTCAGGTATGTCTTTATGGCGAGGGATATGGAGCAAAAATACAAAAAGGTGGGGGAAACTACAGACAAGATCAAAGTTTTGTTTTGTTTGACGTAAAAATAGGAGATTGGTGGCTTATGACTCAAGATGTCTCTAATATTGCAACAAAATTATCTATTGAAATCGTTCCAGTTATCGGACAAGGCACATTGTTAGATATGGTAGAATTTGCTAAACGAGGTTTTAATTCACAATGGGGTAATTTCTTAGCTGAAGGTATTGTCGCGAGGCCACAAGTAGAACTTAAAGCAAGAAATAATAAACGTATTATTACAAAAATAAAATATAAAGATTTTGTCCACTAACAAGCAATTAAATTTAACATAAGCTGTTGACAGGCTTCTGTAAGTTAATATTTAGGTTATCGATCAAAAAAAAAGAGAAACATTTTTTTAAAATTAATCTAAAAACTAAAATTAAAAGAATTTATGACAAATTTTTAAATGATGCTATTGGAGCCAAAGTAAAACAATTAAAAATAAAAGAAAACTAATATATCTATAATGAATAAAAAATTGGTATTATTTTACTTTATTATTTTATTATTATTTCTTTTTTTAGTAAAAAATTGTGATGGTTATGAATTAATTAATGATGAAATTAAAATAGAAAGATATGTTAAGAGGCATAATGGATTATTAACTGATGAGCAACGAGCATTGATAGCAAAGACTATTATTAAGGAATCTTCATTTTATAATATATCTTTTAAAATTGTATTAGCTATCATAAAAATTGAATCAAATTTTGATCCTTATGCTATATCTAATGTTGGGGCTAAAGGTTTAACACAAGTATATACCAGGATGTGTTTCGGTATTAAAGCCGATGAAAATAGACTATTTGAAATCCAGTATAATATTGCGTTTGGATTATGTATTTTAAACAATAAATTAATAATTGCAAATAATGATATGGTAAAGGCCATTGAATTATACAATGGCTCAGGTCCAGAAGCTAGAAAATATGTTTTAAAGATACTAGATACTTTAAATAAAATTAATAAAGAGTTTGATTAAATAGGAGAGTTTTTAAAAAATGAATAATTTTAAATATACAGTAGAAATACCTGAAATTTATCTTATTCAAATAGCGGCTTGCGGTAATATGGGTAACGGTAAATTAATGAATATAATAAAAATCTGGGCGCAAAAAGAATGTAATAAGTTGGGATTAGAAGATAAAGTTAAAAAAGCCCAAAAAGATAATTTAAAACAATTAAGAGAAAGAATGAAAAATATTCTAGGGGAAAAAGGAATAACAAAAGTTGATCTTGCTTTAGATAATATGATAAGTAAGTTAACAAAATAAAAGGAGAATAATATGAAAAAAATACCGTGTTTATTTAAAAGAGATTATACAAAAAGCGAAAGACCAATAATAAATGAAGTATTAGAAGGTTCAGAATGGGTAATAAATGGAGAGGGAATTGCAACAAAGAAATATGACGGCACTTGTTGTTTGATAGAAAATGGGAAATTTTATAAACGCCGCACAATAAAAAAAGGGAAAGAAATACCAATTGATTTCATACCGGCTACTGAAATAGATGAAATTACAGGTAAGCAAGAAGGTTGGGTTACGGTAAATAAAATAGACAAATATCATATGGAAGCTTTTAATAAACAATATTATACTTTATTAAACGGAACTTATGAATTATGTGGCCCTAAAGTTCAAGGAAATCCGGAAAATTTTCAACATCATATTTTAATAAAACATGGGTACGATATTTTGCGAAATGCTCCTAGAAATTTTAATGATTTAAAGAAATATTTTATAATTCATAATATAGAAGGTATCGTGTGGCATCATCCTAACGGTAGAATGGTTAAAATTAGAGGTGTAGATTTTGGTATAAATAGAAAAGAACAATTTAAAATATATGGCATGAGTGCTGATTTTATTATAATAGATGATCCATTAAATCAAGAATTAAAATCACAAAATTCAAGAGATAAAATATGGAAATTATATGGAACTATATGAAATGTGATTAACAATAAACAATGGATAGAATAACATGAAGATTAAAGGAAAAGGCAAATTAAGAACTAAAAATCCAGCTAATCCCTTAAGGGATAATAATATTAATGATAAAAATAAGTGTTATTACGTAAATTTAGATGGTTGTCTGGCTATCTATGATAGATGGGACTGTATTGATAATATTGGAGAGCCGGTTGAATCCATGAAAGCATGGGTTTTACATTGGTTAAAAGAAGGTATAAAGATAAAAATATTTACTGCACGGGCACATAACCTAAATGCAATTCCTTATATCAAGAAATGGTTATTTTTAAATGGATTTCCACTTGATTTAGAAATTACTAATATTAAAGGAACTGACTGTGATATGATTTTTGATAATAATGCTAGGGAAGTTCTAAATAATCAAGGAGTTATTATTGATCGAACAGGCGAGTTTTCTGCCGCATTAATTAGAAATAATTTGATAAGAAAGGAAGATAAGAATAATGAATAAAAATACAATTTGGATGGAAAAACAAAATAAACCTTCTTTAATTGTCAATGATATCATTAATAAGTATCCAAATGTTAATCCTGATTTTATTTATGAAATATTACTAAAACGCGGTATTTTTAAATGGCTATCAGTTAGAAGAGATTTAATAAAATATAAAACTATTTTAAAAAATAAAATTACAAAATTAAATAGAAAAAAAACATTAAAAGAAAAAGGATATTTAGCAGGGTTAGAAGAATGTAGAAAACACATAAGAGAATTATGTCATTCTGAAAGGTGGGTAGCACCAGATTTTGATAGAAAAGCTATTGAATTCTTAAATTTATATAATAAGGATTAATAAAATGCCAGATAAAAAAAATAATTGATGTATTAGAAGAAATAAATGAAAAAAAGTATAAACTTAGAAATAGTATATTGTTATTAATAAATAATTTTGAAAAAGAAACAACAATAAGAGTAGAAAGGATATCTTTTTATAATTTAAATAATATAAGAGAAATTAATATTAATTTAGATTTTGGTATGTAAGAGGCATTATAAAATGACTGAAAAAGAAAAACAAATTATATTGAAATTAATAAAATTTTAGATGATATTGATAAAAACATGAAAAAGAAATCGAAGAAAAAATAAAAAAAGTGAATTAATTCCAATTAGAACACTTAATAATAATGATTTTGGTAATGAAAATATAAAAACATTAATGATAAAAGCATTTATAATTAAATATAAAAATAGAATAGATATGTCAAAAATAAAAGAAATTAAAGATATATTTAATTTTTTTGCAAGTGATGAATTTGATAGAATAAAGAGAGAAGATAATGGACATAGATAATTATAATCATGCAATAAAAATATTAAAAGAAAAAAAAAGAGATTTTAAAAATGAAATAAAATTTATAGATGATGAAATAAAAATCCTTAAAAAAACTTATATAGAAGAAAATGCTAAATTCAAATTATATGACGTTGTAAAACATATTCCTGATGATAAATATTATAATATATTATCAATAAAAATTAATAAACAAGGCGAGATGATATATGATATCGGTGAAATATACGAATCAAGTAAAAAGAAAATACATATCGTAAATGTAAATGAATATAAATTAATTAACATTTAAAAAAGCAGAAAAATAATGACAAAAGAAAAAGCTATAATTTTAATAAATAAAATATTTAATAAAACTTATTTCACATATTCTGAATTGTGCTGTAAATGCGGATGCGAAACTTTTAGAGGTGATGTAGAATTTCTTAAAAAATTATTGTTATTTAGAATTATTTATGACACTCCTTTTATTCCGAGATCTGTCTATAGATGCTTTAATCATAAAGATTATTCAATTAATCATGCTGGATTTGCGGTTGATATTCCATGTCAAAAAGGAAATTCACACCAAAGATTTAAAATAATTCAATCAGCTTTAAAAGCAGGATTTAAAAGAATAGGAATAGCTAAGAATTATATTCATTTAGATACAAACCCAAAATACAATGGAACTTTACTTGAATCTGTTATCTGGGTTTATAAAGATCATTTTCTCAAATAGAAAGGAGATAAAAATCATGGATTTATTCAGTGATACTGACCTTACCACATACATAAAAAATATAAGAGCTTACAAGTTATTATCGGCTAAAGAAGAAAAAAAACTAGCTAAAAGAAAAGATAATGGAGATAAAAAAGCAAAAGAAGAACTTATAACTTCTAATTTAAGATTAGTAATTTCTGTTGCTAAGAGATATACTGAACAAGGATTAGATTTAAAAGATTTAATTCAAGAAGGCAATATGGGTTTAATAAAAGCTATTGATAAGTTTGATATTGAACGTGGTTGTAAAATTAGCACTTATGCTACATTATGGATAAGACAATATATAAAAAGAGCTTTAGCGGATAAATCCAGAAATATTAAAATCCCGGTATATGCAATTGAAATATTAAATACAGTAAAAAGAGCAAAAGCTAAATTGTCAAAAGAATATAAAAATGTTACATTAGAAAATATATCTAATCTTACAAAAATACCTATTAAAAAAATAGAACAGACAATAAAATTAATTAAAGATTGTCAAACTATAAGTATGTCTAATGCTATTTTTGATACACATGATGATAATAGATCACCTTTAATTGAAGATACATTATTAAGTAAAGATTTTGAAACATATGATAATAGAAAATTATTAAATAAAATAATAAGTAAAATCAAAGATCATAAAAATATATCTACAAGAAATGCAAATATTTACATAGAAAGAATGGGCCTTGGAAATGATTTTCAAGGCACTAAAACACTACAAGAAATTGGTGATAAATATAATTTGTCAAGAGAAATGATAAGACAAATAACTAAACAAATAACTGCAATAATACATAGAGATAGAGAGATAACCGAATTATATAATTTAACAAGAAATAATGAAAAATATGTTAAGAATCGTTGCAGGATTCAACAATGAAAAATTATGATAATAATAATAATAATAATAATAGAATATATCATTGTTTAGGTATTGATCCCGGACCAATTAAATCAGCATATATTCTAATATCGTTATGTAATAATAAATTACTTAATATAATTGATAAAAATTATGTTGATAATGATAATATGATAAAAATTATATTAAGTAAACATATTAAATTTAACGATATTGAAATAGCTATAGAAACAATAGTTTCATATGGTAATACGATGGGACAATCGACTATCAATACTGCTATTTTCGTTGGAAGATTTTACCAATTAGTAAAGGATATTTCAGGAAAACCAACCTATATTACAAGACCGGACGTTTATTTAAATTTATGTAATAAAAGAAGAGGAGTAAAGTCAAAAAATATTACACAATCCTTAAAAGATAGATATGGAGAATTAGGTACTAAAGCTAATCCAGGAAGATTATATAATATCAAAGGCGCACCGAAGGGTTCTCTAGGCCATATTTGGAGTGCGCTTGCAATTGCGATAACGTTTTCAGATTTAAAATATGGTAAAATAAAATGACAAAATTCATTGATTTATTTGATCAATCAAAAATAGATATAAAAGTAACAATTAACAATAATTCTAAATTGAATAAAAAAATAAATAAGATTGAAAGCGTAGATGATTTGGAATTAAAAATTAAACAAATATATTTAAAAAATTAACTAATTTTGAAAAAATAAAAATTAAAAATCCACCAATTATATCTATATTAAATTTTATAAACAGGAAGTAGAATAAGTAAATTAAATAATCTTTTTATAGAGAGTAACGGAACCTACGAAAAGCAAATATACCGTAATTGTGGAGGAGAAGGAAGAAAAAATTGTACTCACGGAGAATATGATTATTGGGGAGATTTTGAATGCACTCATGAAAATGTAGATATTTTAGTATGCCCTTGTTATGAAACTTTTTGTGAAAAATGTTTAAAACAAATTAATAAAATAAAAAAGGAAAATAAAAATGCTATTTAATACTAAGCCTAAATCTTTTAAAATGGATTCAAATAAGAACAGAACACTAGAGGGTAACCGGGAAGAAATCCTTAAAGTATTAAAAAAATTAGCTAATCCTAATTGTAACAAATGCTATGGCAGAGGACATATTGGTTATGAAGAAGACAGGAAAACAAAATCAAGAACATATATACCGTGTCATAAATGTGTTAATGGAAAATAAAATGAATACTTATAATAGTAAAAATCGTGGTGGATGGTCTGTGAAGTCGATGAATTACTTAAATAATGTAAAAGAAGTATTATATAAATTAGATGATTATTGGCCTCTTACTTTAAGACAGATTTATTATCAATTGGTAGCTACTTTAATAATAGATAACAATTTAAAACAATATTCAAAGCTATCAAGAATACTAACAAAAGCACGTTTAGATAACCTTGTTTCATGGAATGCTATAGAAGATAGAGCTAGAACCCAACTATATTCAGATGGATGGTCTGATGCAAAAAGTTTTATACAACAAGAAATTAATTATTTTTTACTTGGTTATAGAAGGAATCTGTTACAATCACAAAATGTAGCTTTAGAACTTTGGGTAGAAAAAGATGCTTTATCTAAAATATGTCATAAAATAGCTTACAAATACTGTGTACCAGTTGTAGTAGCTAGAGGATTTTCTTCAATATCTTATATTTATAAGGCCAAAGAAAGAATAATTAATAATAGTAATGAAAATAAAAAAACTATAATTTTATATTTTGGTGATTTAGATCCTTCCGGTTGGGAAATGTTACCGGCTATGTTAGATACGCTGCAAAATGAAATGGGTTGTGGTGATATGATAGAGGGTCATAGATGTGCTTTAACTGTAGATCAAATTAAAAGATATAATTTACCGTATAGTTTAGATGCTATAAAAGAAAAAGATACAAGAACAAAAAAATATAAAGAAAAATTCGGATCATTGGCGGTTGAATTGGATGCTTTAAGTCCTCCTATATTAGAAGATATTGTTAAACGATCAATAGAAGAAAAACTAGATTTAAAAAAATTAAATGAAGAAAAAGAATATGAAAAAAATGATAACTTATTTATATATGATTTTAAAAGTAAAATAAAAATAAAATAAAGAAAATGAAACAAACTAAAGAAGAAATACAAAAAGCAATAAGTAAATTCCCAGGATATTGTTCTTTTTGGTCAGGGAGTGGGTTATGTTCTTATCCTAATCCGTGGCGGAGTAACAAAAGATCTAATTTAAATAATTGTAAAATAATCCCAGGGAAAGAAAATAAAATATGTAATTTAAGCGAATTAGATAATAATTTTATTGATACAGAGCTTTGATTAGATATTATGCTGTATACCTTTTGTATATAAAAATGAACCAATGACAAAAAGAAAGCCACCGAATTGTAATAAAAAAGTTGCCGGATTGAATTTATTAAGTATTTCTATCTCAAAAATACCGATACCCATTAAAATAATTGCAATAATTTCTATTGAACACGCAAACCAATACCCTGCTGAATATCTTTTAATATAATATTTTTTATTATAATTTTTAATAAATATTTTTTTCATTATTTCTCACTTTTATAAATTAATTATTATAGATGTTGTAAATGTCTTTTCGGTACAATTTATATCTTTTTGAGAAGACGGTGGATTGTTTTGATAATTAATAATATATCCAAATCCTAAAGAAAGAAAAGTATTGATTTTTACTTCAAGTGCTGTTTCAGAATTAATAAAATATTTTTCGTTATTTTTAAATGAATGTAAATAATCTACAATTTCTTTAAATGTAAAATCTTCTGAAATATTAAATGTATAATCAATAGCAATTTTTTCAGAACCATACTTATCTATTTTATTATTATTTTCTAACTCCATAAAACAATCATAAGAATAAAGAGTAGATAACAAACCTTTTAAATAATGTTTTTTTGTTTTTATTATATCGTAACCACATCCAGAACCGATTAAAATATTATAATCATAACCGGAAAAATCATTATCAAAATAATTAATTGATGAAAATCCAAATAATTTATTAGTAAACATTCTTTCATATCTTGTATCAATTAACCACTTATTTAATATTATTTCATGTGATTTATTTGTACTATTGTAAGTCTCACCATATTGAGTATTTCCTTTTAAGAAATATCGAGTTTTTTCATTTTCTTTTTTTATATTTATTTTTCCTAATAATGTTTGGGTTCCGATTGCCCCAGAATTATTCATATAAGATAATTCTATACGAGTTTCCCAATCATTTATTTCATTTAATTCCTTTCCATAAACTTTATTAATTCTTACAAATAAAAGTAAAAAACATATCATTATGATATATTGTCGTCTGAACATTATTTTTTATCCTTTTAATTTATTATATACGGCTTTTCAAGTAAATAAATGAAAAGCCGTATATAATTTTATATATAATATTATTTATTAGGCATATATAATATTTAAATTACCAGATGATGGTGCTGAATTATATTTATATTGTATAATTCCATTATATGGTACGTTATCAATAACAATATTTTTATTAGCAGGAATAACTATTTCATTATCTCCAATTTTTATAGTTATGCTGGTATCCAGGGTACTCATAATTATAATATGATTATATGTAATTATAGTACCAAGATTAATTAATGTAGTTAATGCAGCGGGAATAGTACCAAAAGCAACATCAGAACTTTTTATTTTATTAACAGTTATCATTTTATTTAACTCCTTATTTTATAATTATTTATGAAATAATATTTATTATAATGGTTCTCCAAGTTTATCCTTAGTATAATACAGACACGCTCCTAGTATATTTGCTGCCACGCTAGTTCCAGTATCCGGTGTTGCATCTGATCTCCTTGCTATATTAGCTACAAAGTATTTATCGGTAGATTCATAATCTGACAATTGAATTTCTGATTCTACAACTCCGTTTGCTATTGTGCTTACGTTATAGTTAGCTGTTATGCTTTGTGCATCACTAACACCGGATGTTGCATCAGATGATTCATCGTTAGCTAACCATATATACCCTACTTCCCACCTTATTTTTACTGTATCACTAGTAGGGTCTGCTGTTGGACAAGACCAATCAACCTTAAGTATCGGCTGAACTGTTGAATCTATGTCCAGCGGAACTTTTATGGTTAATCTAGCATTATCATAATCAGCGGTTTCATCAGAAAATACAAGAACTGATCCAAATCCATGATCACTCAATGCTGCCGGGTTAGTAGTTGGTAATTTAAATCCATTTGCGTTTATACACTTAGATTGTTTTACTCTTGCATTACTTTGCAACACAATTCCATTACTTACATTATCTGATACACTACTTGACTTAGTTTCCTTGACTAAAGAAAAAGAAAATAAAGCCAATGTTACCAATAAAACGGTTAAGATAGTTGATACTTTTTTATTCATAATACAATCCTTTCTATTAAATTATTAATAACAAATTATTTGTAAATTCCCAGATGTTGGAGCTGAGGTTTTATATTTATATTCTAGTATACCATTAAATTTAAAATTATCCATCACAATATTTGTATTGGACAAAATAGTTATTTCATTATTTCCGAATTTAATAATAGTATCATCATTTAAACTATTTATTATTAAACAATGAGTATAAATATAAGTAGTTCCTAGATCTATAAGTGTAGTTAATGATACAGGAATAGAACCAAAAGCTTTAATTGTTTCAATTATTTTATTAATATTAAATTGACCTGATGGATCTTTTTTATTAGCCATTTATTACCTCCTTTCTGTATATTATAATAAATAGCATAGAAAATAGAAGATGGGGATTCTATAATTCGGTTACAGGAAACCTATCTATGCTATTATATTTTAATTAAATCGTCCCACCTAATTTATCTGCTATATATTCCACTACAGCCCCTTCAACAACAAATTCACCAGATATCTCATCGGAAGAAGCAGCTAATCTTCTTATTCTTATTGCAAGAGCATCACTAGTATTAAGTTCAATTGCTGATGCATCACACGTGAATGCTATTTTATATGAAGTATACTGTGCTACATCACCTGTTAATGTTTCAACAGTATAATCATTAGTTGTAATTTGAACAACTTCATTACCATTCATATCACATTTTTCAACGCTTACTTGTAAATTAAATCTTTTCGCATTATTAGCAGTATCAAGCCAACCACCAATATATATGACAGGATCGCTTATGCCATCCCAACCTCCTGGGACACATTTACATGAAAATAATTCTTCATTATCATTATTATATATAGGTAAACTGTAACCTTGAAAAGCACCACGACTAACAGATGTTGGTTTTCCTAAAGCAGATACTATAGTATGATTAAAATTAAATGTCAATACTTTTTTAATCTTTGCATTATTCACTAAAGTTATAAAACCATTAGATGCAAAAGAAGTATAATGTGAAGAATTTAAATCTCCTATTTTAGTAGTACCATCAGCTTCTATTATTACTCGTTCATTAGTATCTGCGTTACCACCAGAATAAATTCTTACATGACCAGTTGTTGGATGTCTAGCTACTAAACTTAATCCACCCTCCATTGCTGCATTTGCAATTAATGACCCACTATTAGCTCTCTTAGACCCACTAGTAGTAAAATTTGAACCATATCCGGCAAGAAAAGTGCTTCCACCTAAAACATCAACTATAAATCTTCCTACAGCAGATGAACCATTACTTTCGTTACCCATACGAATTGCTCTATTTCCATCATAATCAGATTGGACATGTAATGGTTCATTTGGTGAACATATTGTTATTCCTTGATCTCCTTTGTAATTAATTACAAATAAACATGATTCATCACTATTAACAATTTTCAGTAAATCAGCAGTTTGATTTTCAGCAGCTTTTATTTTTAAACCAGTAATATTAGTAGCACGACATGTAATATCTAACATAGCATCATTAGCAACAGCAGATCCAACAGATATTTGATTATTATTATCTATATATACATCTGAATCAATTATTTCATTTATACTATTCCATTTAGCTATACTATTTAGAGTACCGATACCAGTACCAACAATAACTTTATTTGGAAAAACACTACTCATAACAATATCCCATATTATTTATTTTTTATTATTTCTTCAAATTTTTTAATAATTTCTTGTTCTGACTGTTTAATAGCAAATATTGCCCAACGAGCAAAAGAATCATTAGTAAATTTATTTATTTTATTATTAATATTAGTAGTTAAAAAATCATCAATTAAATTACCAATATTGTTTTTTAATATTTCTTGAATAAAATTATATTTAGTTTCATTTCTTATTTCTTTTGATTTTTTTTCCATATCTGGATTTTCATCGACATATTTTGTTTTAACTTCTTTCATTTTCTTATTCCCATCTTTTTAAATGTTATTATTAATTATCAAGCATCTGTTAAATATGCTATATCAAGTTCAATACTACCGGTATTTACTAATGTTGTTAGGTCCACGGCAGCCCCACTGGCAGCATTGTAAAATCTTAATTCTAAATCGTCCGCAACCGTATTTGACGTAACGCTAATAGCAGTACCACTAAGATTTCGATTTATTTTACAAGATATAGTAGTAATAAACATAACATCAGCTATATCACTTTTAAACCCTTCCTCCCTAATTCTTATTTTATAATGAGGGGCACCGTTATCCGAAAGAAAAGCAAATCTTGTACCTATAATTCCGGCAGTTAAATCTTCAACGGCTACAGCATGACCATTCCATTGACTAGTTGTAGACGCTTCGACATCGTTAACACTACCATCATCTAACAATAATGTTAATACTCTTAATACCCTTCCGGGAGTCGCATCTCCAATAATTGCATTAGCTGTACTTCCTGCAACTGCCGCATTTAATTCGGTTGAAGTTGCAGTTAACACTACATCTTCGTTGATTTTAGGACTTGTTAAAGTTTTATTTGTTAATGTTTGAGTATCGTCTGTTGTTAAAATATCTCCCGCCGAAGATCCACCTACAGTAACCCCATCTAATTGATCTATTTCAGCGGCACTTGCACCAATATCTGCTAATTTGGTTATATCTGCTGCGACTAATCCATTACCGGCAGCTCCTAATAAAGGATTTATATCTGCTGCACTTGGAGTGATAGCATGAAGTTTAACAAGATCAGCAGCAGTAGCAGTAGCTACAGATAAAACACCAGCCGTTAAATTTATAATATTATTGCCACTATATCCAAGTGTAACGACTCCTGATTCTGTTACCCTAAAAATAGCATTACTTGATCCATCCCATGATTTAATACCACCAGCATCTAATGTTACCGTACTAGCAACAGGAGCAACGGTTTCTGTTATAGTCGTAGATTTTGGAGCATTAACTTCGTTACCATTTGAATCAAAAGTGTTATCTAAAAATTCCACCCATTGGCTCACCCGCCACCAGCACCAATTAAAGATTTTAGGGTCGGCTGCGGTATCACTGATATGCCCTGCTAATTGGTCCGGCCCCGAAGGAATAGTATACTTAGTGGCTGAGTCATCGTTTATCCAATCAAGCTGAACTGTCGGTTTACTAAATCCCATTTTTAGTTATCTCCTCTTATTCTTAAATCTTTAATCAATTTCATAATACAATTTCCATTATTTATTAGTTAACCTTAGTACACATCAGGCCAATTTGATACTCCAAAATTTCCTCGATTAGGAGAAAATCCGAAACGTGTACTATCGTCAACTAATATATCTAACCCAACTCCACCTGCTAAAGCCTGACTAATTGCATCTTTAAGAAAAAGAAATTCAGCATCGGTCAAATATACATCAGTTTCAAGTTTTATTTTTGCCGGAAATATTTCTCTTAAAGCAACATTCGTAGTACCGGCTATCAATTTCCATAAAGTTATTATTTTTTCAATATCGCCAACCGATACATTAATACCTATTTTAACTTTAAGCATTAGTCTATAAAAATCATCATCGTAACCTAATCTTGATTGATTTACTATAGTACCTATTTGATCAAGTTCTTCGCCTTCCATTCTATCAATATTTAATCTATAATACATAGTCCTCATTGCATTCTCTAAAGACTGTATTTGATTACCGAACAATGATATCATTAAATTTTCGATATTAGAAGACATAATCTATTTATTCTTTAATTTTATATTGGTATAATAATCTACTTTTTATTATATCATTATGATTGAAAATTTTACCATCAAAATCTGGTTTTAAACAGAGTCCATTGCTAATAACACTTTCATATTCATCATTCTCGGCTGTAGCAATATAATAATAATTTTGTCTTATTAAATCAATATGTTCATAAGGGCTAGTCACATCTGCCATTTTAGTTCCATTATTTACAGTAACACCAGGAATCAAACTCCAATATATGTTATATATGGTAGCATTATAAATATCAGGTATAGTTATTGTATTTTGACTATCTCCATTAATTCCAGTTATTATCGGAGCAGCCGGAATATTGGCTGTTGGAATACCATATTCTTCTAATGATGCTTCGCTTTCACCATCAATATTTTCAGCAGTAATTTCGTAACAGTAAATATCGTCTTCTATTAAATCTATATGTCGATAAGGGCTGGTCACGCCTATTATCTTAGTACCAGAATCTTTAACTGAGGGTGTTATTATAAGATTATCTACATCGACAGTACCACCTGTCAATGCTTCATCTATTGAAAATATACTTGGCGTAGTTATAAAGCTAGCAAAGGATTCAAAATCAAGAGATCCAAGATTCACCCATGATCCATTATAATAATCAGCATATAAAGTAGTCCCAACTCTTCTTATTCTAATTTTTGTTGGTATAGTTGCCGGATAATCGGTATCGGTAAATGTTACATTTCCATCTTTTTTAAATGATCCGCGGATAAGATGTCCAGTTCCACCAGAAGTAGAACATCTATACCATACTTGACAATTATTATTATCATCTGTAGCTTTAGTACCAAAATATATTCTAAAACCATCGGAATCATCTGCTACATAATTTGAAAAATTTATAATAATAGTAAAATCACCTGATAATAAAGCATGATCATATGTTAATGTTATATTTCCATCAATTAAATTTGGAATATATATCCTCAGTTTTTCAGCTACTATTGTAGCTGTTTCAGTTCCATCCAGTTTTACAATATCCCAATCATCAAGATTTGTAAAATAACAATTAGGACATTTATCTTTCTTCCAATATAGATTATATAACGTAGCTCCAATAACATTATCCCATGTAGCCAGATTACTTCCCGCCCCTGATGTTACAGAAAAATTTGTCGGTTCTGTTGGTATTGCCATCTATATAATCCTTTTTGTGATTTTTATTATACAGTTATCGTTATATTTGTTGTACTCCACAAAGAAAATTCCGGAGAAGTAGTTGTCCCGTCAGAAATATCTATATTATCGTCTAAAGTTGGGGCGGGAGCTGTGCCTATTTTAATATTGAAATCAAGAATACCTGGTATTTCAGCTATTTGAGCTACTAATTGTGGGTATACTATTACATCTACGCCTACTCCTAATGAATTTCCCCAAGTTGCTAAAACAGTTTTTAATTGATTATCTCCATCAGTAGGATAACTGCTATCTGTAGAAAAGTTATATAATTCTAAATATATGGAAACAGAAGTAGGTCTAGTAAAATAAATAGTATGATCAATACCCATGCTATCAGTTACGGTTTTTGTAACAGCATTACTACCAGTAGCAAACCCATAAGATGTTTCTATACCAGCAGCTTTAGAATCAAATATGGCCTGAGCTATTTCCTGATCTCTTATGTCAACATCACCGATTTGTCTAACAGCCGCCATAATACTATGTGGTGGCATATTTTTTGCATTAACTGCTTCTGTATTATTTTCGTATATTATAATATCTGTTAATTCAGGTAAATCAGCATAATCATCTCCGTTTAAATCAGATATTTTAGTTTTAATCGCCTCAACAGTCCCAGATCGAGATGTAACAACGCTTTCGTTTCGTCTTATCCTTGCTTCTGCATCTGTTTCCACATCTCTCCCTAAAATAGCATCATCAGCGTTATATGTACTTGTAAAACCAGCAATGGGTGTATTGATAACAGTTAATGTTTTTGCATTGGCATTTTTAGCACCTGTGACAGTGCAAATCATTCCGGTTTCACCTTGGTATTCACCAGGAATTGTTTCGGTTATTGTAATAATAACTGCTACAGAAGAAGTTTTTAATGTATTGGTTTCTTCAACTAATAACGGTTGTTCTTGTACTCCATCAGCTCCCGTAAAAGTTATAACAAATCCAGCAGTAAAATTACCAGAAACTGTAACTTCTGATAATCCATCTAAAGCTCTTAATGCTATTTGAATATCAGCCGCTAAATCATCATAGTTTATAACTACTGTTTCATCATTTTCATATGAAACAGTGAAACTACCTTCATCCGGTACTGTATTAAACGTAATAGTTTGTACTTCGTCAACTCCGGCAACTAAAGTTACATTTGAACTTGTTTCAAAAATTGTAGTTGGATCATTTTCAACTGATATTTGAGTTCCCGATGGTATGAAAGTTGATATTGTTCCGAACAATGCCTGAGTTATTATCGTAGATTTTTTTGCGGCCAACTTTTCTAATGCCGCAAAATCTAAAACATTTTCTAGCGAAACATCTGTAGCAGTTTGAGGGTATTGACTATTATATATTGCTTGGGCCAATTCCCACATTTCATGTTCTCTTTCAGCATATATATCTCTGAGTTGTCCAAAAACACTTTCAGGATTTAAGTTTATTTGATCACCAAATAAACCTTTTAAATCGCTTTCTATTTCTTCTCTAATTACAGATAATGATTTTATAACAAAGCCTTCAGGTGTTATACCATATTCAACGGCCATAAATAACTCCTTAAAGTGGTATTACACCACTGTAATCTATTACTCCATCACTACATATTGCTTTAAAAACTAAAGATAGCTCTCTTAAAGAATTACTAAAATCTAAATCAAATTTAACTAATTCTAAAATGCCAGGAGTATCAATTATTGTTGATTTTAAAATTGTGTCTATCACGATAGGATTAAATCTTTTTTTAAAAAATTCATCATGATATGGAATCCCGTGTGTTAAATCATATTGATACTCACCTCTAAAAACTGATAGTCTTTGGCGTAAATGCTGACGAATCGCTTCAATACCATATACATAATCAATATCTTGTCCGGTAATTGACAAATCCCAAGAAGTCTCATTTAATTTTAAATCTACTATATCTGTCATTATGATATACCAGTTGTAGGCGGTGTACCGATACCCGTTCCATTGATTGTATCAGGAGTTGTTACAATTGTATTAATTAAAGCATTTGTTACTATATGTGTTTCATGAACTTGACAAACATTTAACCAAAAAGTTTTTAGAATAGTAAGTTCACCTGCGCTTAAATCACCAGTGCTTATAGTAGCAATTATAGAATCTCTCCAAACTGACGCTGATCCAATTAAAGCCATTATTAATCCTTTTTAAATGTAGTTAAGCGTGTTATCATTTCATCTATTTTAGCATAATCAACAGCGATCCAAGTCTGTGATCCGAGAGCTGTTAAAATTCGTCCATCTCTTATATATTCTAAAACGGTTATTAATATATCCATAATTTCATCTGATTGTGATTTAAATGCTATTTTGCCATCATTACCAATCTCAATACTTGTATCACCATTTCTAATAATTATATCATCATTATTGATAATATTCAAAGCCTTAGAAAACGGTAAAATTCCAGGTACAAACCAACCATCAGTTAAATCATGAAATCTGGATTTTTCTGGACGTTTTGGTTGTATTTTTTCATTATTATCCGATACTGCCGATAAGTAATTATCTAAAGCCCTATCAGTAAAAATAAGCATACCTAAATCACCGGATTTTATTGGTATATGCATATATGATTTACCGTTATTGCCGGAATCCCGTTGTACCGGAACTTCTGTAATAATAGGTAAGTCATAATCTACCGTTGGATTACCTCTATATGAAATTGAAAATAACGGCTGTATGGTAGCCTTTTGAGTTAAATAATCATATGTTTCAACTCTTCCTGGCATACTAACCTTTAAATTTAAACTTTCTTTTTTTGTAGCTTCAGATATCAATTTTGATAGAGTTGGTCTTATTATTGTCTTGTTATACATTTGCTAATATTTTAGCCTCATCTTCTATGGCTATATTATTTATAACTTCATAATATTGAATTTCAGGAGAACTTTTATCGATATTAATTGGTTTTATACATTCACATCTACATACCCACGATTGACTATGTGTATCACCAATATAATTAACTTTATCTATTCTATAATAATCATTTATTTGTCTACTTTCTATTTTAACAAGACCGCCAGGGGAAATCATAGGAATTAATAATGATGTAAATTCAATATAATTATCTTTTTTTCTAACAGGAGAACCAATTAATCCACTATTAGGACTTAACAATACAATATCGTTTTTATTATTACTATCCTTCCATATAATTTCCAATTTTTCATCTTGTACGCTTAATTTACCACCTATTTCGTCCATAAATTTATCAAATTGATCTATTAATTTTCCTGTAACAGATAGCCCACTATCTATCTTAAAATTACTTGAAACATTATCTTCTATCCATTTTTTAACTTTCTTGGTAAAAAATAATTTAGTTTTATTTTTTGTTTTTTCACTAGAATCTCTAATCATATCCAACATAGCATCTTTAAGTATCATGCCTCCGGTATATGATTTATTTATTATAGTTTCTTCCATAACAGTTTGACCATCTTTAGCTTTAATTGTAAATACCCAATTTGGACCTTCTCTAGTATAATTAGATTCTTCTATATCGCCACCAAATAATTTATTATATGTATCTCCATAACCAACAAAAAGATATACTTTATATTTAGTATTAGATTCATCTTCTGTTATTAAATATTTATCTTGTCTTAAATTATATATTTTAATAATTGCTTCATTTTCATGTTTTTCAAAATCTTTTTTTATATTAAATTCAATTTTTAATTTAGAAGCTGTTTTATCCAATGATGGAGGTTTAAGATAATCAATATAAGGCCAACCATAATCTGATACACCTACGGTATTCAATCCTTCAGAAGCGTTACTTGTTAAAAATGGTGTACCTGTTATTATGTCTCTTGTTGGGCCCCAAATAACTTCTACATTTCTGTTAAATAATATATTCATATATTAAGTTGCCAATTCATACATAAAATAAAGATTACAATTATTACCTAACGAATCTTCTGTAGCTTCTTCGTATCTGTTTTTATCATTTGATAATAATAGATATTTTAAACCAATTAATTTTTCATTAACAAATCTTTTAGTTAATTGTGCGCCAATTAACAATGGGATACTCGTGACAATAGGATTATTATCTTCATCTTTTATATCTAAAGTCCATTGAGAAATCCTTCTATTATAATATAATCTTAATATATAATCAATTTGTTGAGCGGATATACTAAACTCATAATTATATACATTTTTTTGTAATGGAATTTTTTCAACAATTATATTTTCATAAGCCATTATAATAACCTATATATTAAGGAGAAAAAGGACTACCAGCAAGACCATTCCAAAAACCAAGTATACCTTCTGTTTTTGGAGATATTTGTGTTCCTTTTTTACCTATATTTTTCTTTTTTTCTGCCCCTAATTCGGCTTTCATCTTTACGCTTGGAGAATAAGTAAAATCTGTTGATACTATATTTATTTGTTTAAATGTTGCCGTAAATTGAAGAGATCTAACTGTTCTACTTGTACGTGGTATATTTAAATCTATTAAAATCATATTATCATATTTTTTCAATCCAGTAACTATTTCAACTGATCTTTTTTCATCATATATCTTTTCAAATTGATCAAAAGCATTTTTACTAGGCTTACCGCCTAATCCGAATCCAAGTTTAGATTTTAAATTTTCTGGAATAATAGATGTTGCTCTTTCGAGAAATCCTGTTTGTAAAATAGTTATAGGATCATCTGATATTAATCCTGTAAGTTTTAATGTTTTACCTTTTTTAATTACATGATCAGTTATTAAACTACCATCCTCTACTTCAAATTCAGTAGTTTCGGATACCATTTCATGAGATTCTTCAGTTATAACATCACATGCAATTATAGTTTTTTCACCATCTGTAATTACAGTAATTTTTTTAGCTTTTAAAGCATCCGTAAAAATATTAGCCATAATTATTCTTTAGCACCTAAGATTTCATTACTTGAAATATTATTATAAGTAGCTCTTCTTTCTTCATCACTGAATTTTTTATAAGATTTTTCGATAGATTTATTTATACTATCTTTAAAATCTTTTGTACTAGCGTCAAATGGTAACTTTTCAACATTAATAACTGTAGAAAATTTATTATTAACAGTTCTAATTGATTCTAAATTTTTTCCAATAGCACCTAAACTAGACGCACCTAATCCATATAATCCTTCTTGTGATTTTTTATACATTTCCATAGTAGCCGGAATTCCTTGAAGTAATTTTTGGAAAGCTTCTTCTGTAGTATGCATTTTAAAACCAATTAACGGTTCATCACGAGGACGAGGTTTCATTGAAGGAAAAAGATCTACTGGTTCTTGTTTTCCTCCTGGTTGAAAAGTTTCGTCTACGAAATTTTTCAATTTCCACATAAAATCAGAAATAGCGGTAGTCTTAGGATATAATTCTCTTACTTCTTTTTCTGATCTTCCATAAACAGTACCTTGACCTACACCTCGTTTAATTACACCCAATGCTCCACTAATCCCACCCTCAACCGATTTACCTGTAATAGCTTTATCTCTTTGTAAAGTTTTATTTTTAGCCATTTTATAAGCTTCAAGAACTTGATATGCTCCGGCTGAAATCATATCTTTATCCATTGTTATTATACCTAATAGCATCAAAGACATGCCTTCAATTTCTTTTTTAAGAAATCTAATCCATTTTATTGTTGTTTGAAATGCTTTAGGATAATCTTTTTCAAGCATATCAAGAAAATCTCTTGTTATAGTTTGTTTATTTGTAGTAAGTGTTTCAAATATGTCACCTAGAATACCAAGTATTACTAACATAGATCCAGCAAATAACATTAATTTTATATTACCTATACTAAAAAAATTAATAGAAGATTTAAATATCCAAGCTAACATTTTTAATGTTGTTCCACCAAAATATATACCTAAAATAATACCGAGTGCTGTTAAAGCTTTCTTCATACCGCCAAAATAATAAATAGATTGTTTTGAACTTGATATAAACCTCATAAAATGTTTATTAAGACCAACTATAACTTTTGACAAATCTGTAAAGAAAATTTTTAAATTTAATTCTATTAAATCCTTACTATTCTCAAGAACATCTGCTATTTGTTTAGTCCACAATTTCATAGCAGGAAGTAATGTTTCGCCTGAATATGTAACTATTTCAAAAATAAAATCCTTTACATTACTAAGCATTCCAAGGAGAGTACCTAATAATTTATCCATTAAACCACTAAAACGATCCTCTACCATAGCGGACCATGCTTCTTGAAATGTAGCAAAATCAATTTGTTTCTTGCGAATCATTGTCAACATTCCAGGAATATCAGTACCAAGAGTTTTAGCAAGAAACTCTGATAATGGCACACCGGCTCGCCTCATTCGTTCCATTTCAAATCCAGTTAAATGACCAACACTTCTGACCTTACCAAATATATTAGCTAATACAGATAATCTGACATTTAGACCGGCAGAAACTTCACCTATTTGAGTGAGCGTGTGAACCATATCACCGGCTCCAACTCCCATTGCTAATAAAGTTCTAGTTGCTTCTAAAACACCTGGAATTTGAAATGGAGTAGTTCTAGCAAATTTATATAAATCTTTTAAAAGCCTATTACCAACTTCTATACTATTGGTCATAACTTGAAAAGCTATTCTTGTTTGTTCAAGTTTAGCGGCCTCTTTAATGAAATATCCTAATGCTACAGTCGCTAACCCAAATGCAGCACTTAACTTCAATACGTTACCTCTTAGATTATCAACATGTTTATTGAAATTAATTAATTTACTTGCATTACCACTAAAACTTAATTTTACTAGTAAATTTCTTACTATCATTTTTAATTATTATTCCTAATTTTTTCTTCAATTTCAGCCTGAATATCCAGAGCTTCATTAGCATCTGCTAAATCATTTATTGTCCAATGCTCTTCAATTTCATGCAACGTAGCTATTTTAGCTAATATTGGACGCCAAAGAAACGGATTAAAATTAATATTTTTATAATCAATATCTAAATTAATATTTTCATTTATTGATTTTTTATTAATTTTTACGTTTCTTTGTTTCCTTCTAAAAAATCACCATACTGGACCTCGAATGCTATAACTAATATTTTAAATAATAATTTTAAATTTCCAGTAAACAAATCATTATAAACAACTATGTCAGATAATTTACCTCTGCCTTTACAAAAAATATTTTTACAAAGAATTTTTATTATATATTTTGTTTCTTTAGCACTAATATTATGAGACAATGTTGCAATAGCATCTCCAATATTTATATTTAAATTCATTATATCTTTTATATTAATATTTTCTTCTTTTGAAAATGCAGATCCAATAGAAGGACCAATTAATTTAATTATTTTTTCAAGAACATCAATACTAGTGTCTGGGTCTAAATAATAAAAAGTATATTCTTCACCTTCTATAATTTTTTCTACAGGTTCTTTCCCCATCTTAAATCTCCTTTGTTTTATTAAATATTATGTTTCGGGATTATTACCACCTATCACCATTACCGATAACTCTCCCGTAATTTGCCATTCTCTTGTAGTTGCTTCTTTTCCTAAATCAGAATCAGGTGGTTTAACAACAGTTCCAAATTTCATGATACATACTGTCGTACCACTCTTATCTATGATTGTAACCGGGACCGTAATCTTAGAGACTTCATATCCGCTCAATATCAAATTTTCAGAACTTGCTTGTGGATATGTTAATGTTATAGTACCTAATTTATTAGCATTAATGCTTCTGGTTATCTCGCCAGACGTTCCAGCACTAAACATAACACCATCTTCAGCCCTACTCGGTCTAACAGTATCCCAACCAGTTAAAAGAATCGGACCAAAAGCAACCGATACTTCTGATGGATCGTATGTTTTCAACATAATAATTTCCTTTCTATATTGTTATTTTATACACTAATTTTTCCAGTAATACCAACTTTATGAATTGCACCAGCATAAGTAGCACTAAAAGTAATACCATCCAAAAATCTTAGTGCTTTTTCTGCCGGTGGAACATCTGCTAAATCAGGTACAACTACAGCAGAGCCTCCGGGAACTAATAAACCTCTTTCAGGTGATTCGCCTTCATTTAACCAATACATTACTTCACCTTCTATCATGCCAATACCAGCGTTAGTAAATGGAATTTTATCAGCATTAACTAATTTAGAAAAAATACCTTCTTGCATCCTAACTTGAAGCCAATCTGTTCCACGAATTATATCAATATATTCACCACCAACCACTACAGCCTCGGAAGAAATTATATTAACACCTCCTACATCTTCATAAGTATTCCCATTATCATCAGTAATAGCAGTATATTCGGCGGCTGTTAAAATATCAGGTAGAGTCCCAACACATGGCTTAAATTTCCATGTAACAGAACCAGGATCTTTTGGAGCCTGTCCGCCAACCCATGAAGCTTCTGGATAATTAGCTTGATCGGCACTCCATCGATAAACAGTCCTATCATAACTTAAAGCTTTAAGAGTTTTGAGAACATTTGCGGCAACACCATTTTTAACATCAGCATCATCATTACAAGTAAAATACATTTTAACTTTAGTTTCTATAATAGCCGCTAAAGCTTCTATATCAGCTTGAGTTCTCGTTTCAGTTAAAAGAAAATACCAATCAGCATCATCAGCAATGACAGCATTAAGACTTTCTGCCCAAGTTTCTACTGCTGACCCATATTGAGTCATAGTCACTGTAGCTGCCGTAACACCAGTTAAACTAGATACATCAATTGCTGTTACCCTAAATTCTTTAGCAGCATCAACACCAGTAAATTCAATAGTATATCCAGTACTATAAAGACCTGTTACTGTAACCTCTGTAATACCGGCAAGGGCTTCAATAGCAGCTTTAATTAACGCCGTATCATCATCAGCAGCATATGTAATATTACCAGTTTCAATGGGCGTAGCGTCACCAATGCCAACAAAAAGAGTCCATGTCCCAGCCGAAGGTGTCCCAGTAAAAGCTAAAGTTGCTTTTGAATTTACATCAGTTAATTTACGACCAATTTTAAAAGATTCTGGACTTAATTCTTGACCCATAATCTTGAGAGCTGCTATATATTCAGGATCGGTTATTAGAAAATTATCGGTAAGCATATCAGCAGGATCAGTATATATTTTACTTCTGTCTGGTATGTTAGAATAAGCACCTATAAACATAGGTATACCGAAACCAGTTCTTGTTATTTTTGCGGTTTCTCTAGTTATGTTAATAACTACAAAATCATTAATTTCACTCATTATTTTTACCTTTCTACTAAATATTATTTCAAATTGTATTTTTAATAGTATTTAAATTTATCCTATAATAGTACCATTTAAAGAAACTGTCTGTATTTCTCCTGGAATATCTTCAATTAATTCACCATAACTAAAATATATATCAAGCTGATTTCTCAACTCATAACTTGAATCAATTGGTCTCGATATATCATTTGGACCATTTATGCCCCAGATAGACAAACCGGCGGCCCTCAATATTTGTAATTTAGTTTCTAACATTGTTCCATTTAAAACATAATCAATCTGTTGATTGGTGTATTCGTTACCGTAAATATTTACACTTAAAGTAAATCTTTTATTAAAATAATATTCATAAGTATCTAATTCTTTGTAAGAATATTCCCCTCGAATATTAACATTTACAGGACCAGATATTATATTTAAAGTACAATACGGTTTTTTTGGTCTTTCTTCATCTGGTTTGTCCCATATAATCTCAACATCGGAATCTACACATGCCGTTACCCAATCGAATAATGCATCCTCTAAAGCTTGATTTAATTTATACATTTCACATCCTATTGGTGTAATAAAAATCCATATAATTTGTAATGACTAATACTATGGACACTATAATCTTTATCTTGCAATATTCTATACTCTTCAGTTATATTTGCAACAGAATTAACAACACTTTGATTTACATCAATTTCTATGGTATATAGTTCACCTCTATAAATAGAAGTTATTGTATATGTACCATTTAAATTATCAGTTGCCTCAACATTCTCTGATCCGTTGTTTATTTCATCAACTAATCCGGCTACTATTGTTAAATCTGTTGCACCCACAATTGAAGTATGGGTAAATGTAGTGCTATTTATAATACAAGTATAATCTATTTCATCAATAACATTATCTATAGTACAAATATCAACTTGAGCAATGTTGTATTTATCATTATTTCTTCTTATAATATCATCATCGTACATAGAAATTTCGGTATATATCTTTATACTGCCTTTCTTTCTGTTACCCTCAGATAATAATTTTAATTCATCTCCATTAAGTGGTTGTACGTTCCCTGAACATAAAATTATACTTGGTGTTCCTTTTATATAATGACCTTTTAATTTAGTAGGCTCAGGATATCTTATTAATAATAATGGTTCATGCTTTAACAAACTCATGTTTTAATCTTTATAGGTCTTCCAGTTATTTTATAGGTTATAACGCTAAATAATTTCCCAACTTGAACTAATGTCTGATCGTGGCCCTTTATTCTAATTGTTATAGGATGATTAGGTTTAGATATTTTATAATAATCGCTTAATATAAAGTTTTTAACTTTTTTTTCAAACAAAATACCTAATTTTTCTAAATCATTTTCTACCTTTTCTTTTCCAATTAAAATATTACCAACCATGTTTTTCATTATAAACAATAATTTATCTTTATTATTGTCAAATACATGCCGCAAAAAAGATCTTTCTGGTATAGGCCACGGTCTGCTATGCCTAGGTGGATCACCAAATTCATTTTCTACTGCTATTTTAACAATACTTTGATCACCAAAAACCCCAATCTCAACAGAATTTCCCTCTTTTTTACTTAATAATTTTACATTGTTGACAATTTCATCCCATTCAACTCTATGATCAATAAGTTCGGCTTTATACATTAGTTTTACACACCAGGAATCACTACTTTAAAATATGCAATACATGAATTTCTTATAGTTAAAAATTCTCTTCCGTATTGCGTTCTTCCGTAATCCATATCAGATCTGGAAATTTGTTTTACTTTAGCATACTCCCTCATAACATCACCAACTTTTTCTTTTATAATTGGACCACTTACATTACCTAAAGCACCTTCTGCCAACAAAGTCATCCGATGAGCGACCCAATTACGGGCCGCTATTTCGGATTTAGAACCAAACACGGAAGCGGATATAAAATTACTTGAATCAGCAAGTATCATATCCCACAAATTATCATCTGCCGTTGATAAGTCAGGTGCAATTAATAGTACATTTCCTTTAGTAGTTAATGCCATTTTGTATTCCAGTTATTCCTTATCGAAAGCTTTATCGGCTTTCGATATTGTTGCTTTTCTTTTTTTAATTGTTTTCAAAACAGATGGCCTTGGCCTGTCTCTTTTATTTTCATTTTTTAGATATCTATTTACATCATTAATATCCATAGTATTTTCTGCTAATGCATTCATTTCTGATGTACTCAATAAATCAATATTTATTTCATCTTCATTCTCTCCAATTTCTATTTTTGTTTTTGCATCAACCTTTCCTTTAAAGACATTTAAAATACTAGAATAATAATCCCAATTTTTCTTATTATATTCTACTATTTTTATCCATAACTCATTGGTTATCGTATTCTTTCCAGGTACAAATCTAACGTAATCAGCTTCTTTTTTATTGATTAATTTAACATTTCCTTTTCCATCGTAAACAGGTTGGCCTTTATCATCTTTTAATTCTATTTTTTTAATTATCTCATATGGAAGACTTAAAGTATTTGGTTGTGTATAAAATACTATCATTTTTTACCTTTCCCCATCTTAAATCTGGCGAGATTATTATTTCTCGCCAGATAAGCATATATTGTTATTATAATTGTTATTAATTAAATACCAGTGAAAAATAAGCAAGCTAACGGATATCGAACAACAACCCCACCATTTCTGGCCTCAATAGGAATAATATATTCAAGACCTTGTTCCTGTATAGGATGAGTAACCATTTCAAGTGGAATTCTGTTTTGAATTACCCTTGGGTTTTTTTCGTATAGAACAGCACCATCTTCTGTTCCGCCAGTAAATGCATTTTCTAACTCATTTAACCACTCTATTTGTTTAATTCCAAATGCTTTATTATTTAAAATAAAGTTCTTTATTGTAGTATCTGAATTGGTTGATCTCGGAGTAGTAGAAATAAGTGTATCTTGGGCAATTGGAAGAATTAATGTTTCTCCTGAATGAATGCCTTTAGATTGAGTTCTTTCAGTTTGAACCATTAAAGAAACATCAGCTATTATTTCATCAGGAGTTTTTAAAGCCCACGTTGTACCACCAACACCAGCAGGGGCAGCTAATACGGGAATATTTGGATTATTAAGAAAACCAATTATACCATGACTGTCATCACCAGTCCAACATATATTATTTTCCAATTCCCTAACGGCTCTCCTGGCTGAATCAGCCTTGATTTTATCGAGAGGTTTATTAACCATCGCAGCAGCACGGACTTCTTGAGTATTATATCCAAAAGAAGTTGCAATAGTTTTAACACTTTGAGTATATTCTTTTGTGATAGCGTCTGAACGTGGAATATCATCTGAATAATTAGCAATTATTTTAGCCATTCCAATCATTGTAATCATTCTATATGTGACACTCTCCGCCCCAGGAGAATCTTCATTACTTACAGGGACCAATGCTCGATATTTAAGCTCTTTTTCTTCCCATTCATACAATGTCGCCTCAACACTTTCAAGCTCTCTGGCGACGTATAGCGTTTCATTAGCATCAAAACGATGTTGAATTCCATCCATTTTTATAGTCATTTTATTTTATTCCTCCTGTTATCCGTAAATATTACGGTAAGTTAAGTTCAATTAAACAAAGCCCGGCAGCGGCAACTGGACGAACAACTCTTGCTGTAGGAATTATCCCGGCCTTTGAGGTATCGTCATCGTTTCTAATTCCACCTAATACAGTAGCCCCAGATACGGTGTATCTTGCATATACATCGTCTGTTATAGCCATAGCAGTTTCAGTAGTAACCCATACCATTCCTTTTTTACAAATACTCATTTCTGCATTAAGGGCATATCCGGCCCCACCAGCAGATTGATAAAATTGTTCAATAGCTTGAGTATGAACCGTAATTCCTCTAGCTAATTTAACATTCGTAACATCTGTAGCAACTATAGGGACTCTCGCCACCTCTGTATATAATAAGTCTTGGCATACAAACAGACCAAAGCCAATAGCTGCCGCATTGCCTATTTGAGCAACTACCGTACAATTAGTAGTTCCGACCACTGTAGTAGTAGTCCCAACGACATCTGATTCTACAGTAATTAATTCTGCTGCTGCTGTGAAATAAGCTGTAACTGGTTCAGAGCCAGCGTTTATTGCCGCTGCTAACAATTCAGCTAATTCAGTCTTCGTTTTTGCCTCTACAGCAACATTAACAGTAAAAGCAGTACCGTTAATAGTACATGTAGTTGCCAAATCCGCTGCTGTAATAGTAACTTGGTCTAACTTTTTTGAGTAATTGTTTCTTCCAATAATTTCATGTTTGAACCCATATAATCCACCCGGTAAACCTTGGGTTAGGGCATCATTTACTGTATTTTGCATGTTTATTTCTCCTAAGCAATAATTTTAATTATAATTTTAACTTATGCTTCCGTTTATACATTAATTTCTTTTTCTGTTTTGTTCTTTATCTTTACCTATAAAGGTATCTCTGTGATTTTTTTGTTCTATTCCTTTTCCCTTATCAAGTTTTTGCATAAAATTACTGAATCTTTGATTCCCCTTATCTTTTTTTTCTTCATTAATAAGTTCAGTAATTGAATCGAATCGTGCATTAATATAATCATCGGTTTTATCCTTCATATCTGCATTTTTAGAAATTGATATAATACAATCACATTTAATTGTCTTTATATCTTTTCCATCGCAATCAACCTTTAATTCTTTTGCTATCTTTTCAACATCATTTCTCGCCTTTATCATACTGGCTACTTGTGGTGAATTAATATCTGACAAAGAATCTACTTTTTCTTTTAATGAAGCGATAGTTTCATTTGCCTGATCGAACTTACCTTGTAATTCATCCTTGTCCTTATTGGTTTTTGTAATAATATCAACTGCTTCATCAAGTTTTGAACTTAAAGTATTTGTAAGTTCCAAACTATCTTCATCGATAACTTTAGTTATTGCATCAATTTTAAATGAATTAACATCAACACTTTTTCTTACAAATTGAACTTTTTCTGACATTTTTAACTCCTTTTTGTTATTGTTTTGTAACTTATCTAATATTTTAACATCCCTTCCTGCTCTAGCTTTATCAACTATGCTAAGATGATTATATCTTATTTTATGTTGCTTATGTGTATACCAACCATCCTTATCGTGTATACCCATATCTGGTAATACATCACAAGAATACCCACAACTTAGTTCTATTGGAAGATTCATTTTCTTTCTATTTACACTAGTTTGTACCATTTCTTTGTCTGTTATAATTATATTAGCATCTAAAAAATCACCATCTTTTTTTATATCTTCCCCAACGGTCCCTATTTGGAAATCTTTAATATTATCAACCGTTATCATTTCTCCTGGATGATCATTTGTGATAGGCTTGAGTTGTAGTGATTGAATTGATTTTTCATCAAAAACTTCTTCGGGAGATCTATATTCTCTAATTAAATCACCATCTTCGGTGTAATAATCAAATACACCGGATCTTGTTACCCGTGCTTTTGCATGTAAAAAACCAGTAGTTTCATCTACTTTAAAATTAGATTTTTTAGAATAATCGAGATTAAAAACGAGAGATCTTTTTGGTTTATCTTTGGAATCTTTTTTTGTTGATTTTTCCCATTGAGAATAACAAACTTTTACTCTTTGTTTTGGATCAGAGAATTCGCCAGAAACTATACTTATACATCTAGGCATAAATTCTGTCTGTTTCTCGTTAGATTTCGGAATTGGAAGTGGCATATAAAACTCCTTTATGTTTTCAATATTAATATATCATTATAATAAAAAAAAATCAAAAAGTATTCTATTTTTTATTATATAATATTATAAAGAAGTTTTACAATATAAATATAAATAAATTATATTTTTTTATTAATCCATTTACCTTCTGAATTTTTAGACCATCCAGAGTATTCTAGTGCATGAAATGCTAAATTTCTACATAGAGCTTTATTTATTTTATTTGCTTCAGAATTTGCTTTATCAATTTTAAATTTAGACCTAGCACCTGAATATATAGTATCTATTATATTTTTCACTTCATTTGGTGTATCTTCACCTAAACTTTTTAATATATCTTTTTTATCAGGATCTAAATCAAAATCAGGTTCAATATTTTGCTCACTGTAAAATTTACCTAATCTTTTATTTATATTTACTATGGTATCAAAACTATATCCATCTGGCCTAAATCTTGAAGTAGTAACTTCTTCAGGTGTCAATACTCCTTTTTCGATATAGAGATCATCAACCTGAGCTTGCATTTTTCTTGCAGTTGTTACCTCTTTGTTAGTCTCATCCCATAATGAACAAAATTTAAAATCCCATTCTTCCGGTTCGTTACCTTTTGTTATACCATTTTTACAATTTAATAATATTTTTATTAATTTTTTTATTTGATCCCCAACATGATTTATTTGATATGCTGCACAAAAATCATAATATGCTCTTGTTGTCTCAGTTGCACCGGCAAGAGTACCCAGAGATTGTCCGAATAGTCTTGATCTAGGAATATTAGATGCAGCAGAAATAGCTTCTATATATTTATCCATTAAATTAGATAATCCAGAAATAGGAGTTTGAACTTTATTAAATTCTTCATCTTCTCCTATTACTACCATACCTATAGAAGAAAAATTAGCTATTGCATATTGAATACGCAATCCTAATGCTGCTCTACCATCCTCAGACTGAAGTAAATCACCCAAATTTGGCATCTTTAATACTTTACTTATAAAATCTTGAAATAATAAAGCTCCTGATTGCATTGAAGTTCCATATTGTTTCAAGGCTTGATTAATTGAATTTAAAATAGAATCATTCCATCCATTATTCATGCGCCTAAGAAATTCCGGTAAATATGCGCCATCAAATCTTATTAATCTTGATTCATGAATAATATCATCACTAGTATCACGTTTATCAGGTTTTAGTTGTGTATATAATTTATATAATTTTGGTTCACCGTAATTAGGCTCAAAAGGATCTTTGTAATAACTTTTAACATTTATACTATATGCATCAATAACATTTAAATATAACAGATCTTCTATATTATCATAATCCAAAGGTTTATCAGGAGCCTTGCCATCCCATACACCTAAAATAATAATAGAACCTTTATATAAACGAGCATTAATCAAAGCTTCTTTAAATTTTTTAATAACTTTTAATTTTTTTATTTTTTTATTAATATCTTGAACTACGGCATCATCCCCAATATGAATATCTATCCATTTTCTAGTCACATCATCCGGTACGGCTTCAACTATTTTCCTAGATAACCAATCTTGTCGATATAATAATTCTACATCACTTTTGCTTAATACAGTAGATATATTATAAGTTAATCTATTCATAGGATCAAATTGACCACCAAGCCCACTCATAGCATTTTTATAAGCATCGAGTGTTTTTCTATTTCTATTTATAATTCTACTTGTATGATTATTTATATTATATGATGTATGTTTATTATGTTTTAAATTATTCATTTTAGTTCCTTATATATTAGCTAAAATTTCAGCTATTGATACTTTATCTTCCATAGTTGACGCATAAGCTGTTAAATCACCATCTTCATCATGACCGCCAGTTGGAAAATTCTTTATATTACTTTCGTATTCTATCAACCAAGGAGCAAATCTAGGGAAAAAAACTCTTTCATTTTCACAATAAGTTGCCATAGGTACTGCACGAGTATGCTTGTCTAGCCCTTTAGTTGGAACTTCTTTAAATGGAATTTTTTTACCGCCTATATTATCTTTCCCGGCAGAATCTTTCACTATAATTTTACCTACTTTTTCATTTTCAACTAATATATAATGTGCATTATTTTTAAAGGCAAAATTTTTAACTATACTATTCACTCTCTGATGTTCTATTTTATCATTAAATCTATCAATAAGCAACCATATTCTATATTTTCTTGAATATCCCCAAGCGAGCATACCACATGGATCATTTTTTTTCTTTACTTCTAAAGCTGGATCAACTATAACAACTATTTTTAAATCACTTTTTCTAATTCTTATAGGTTGTTCTTCGTCTGCTCTCCAACATAAATAATTTGATGTTAAAGCTTCTACAGTATAATACCTAAAGTTTTGTGATTTAAATAAATTTCCACCAAGAGCAGTTGGTTCACCCTGAAATTCAGAATTCCACCAATAAGGACCAACTATTTTTTTAGCCGCTTTTAGTAATTTTTCAGTATATCTTTTAGGCCACAAAGCCTCCCCCATTTTTCTTCTTAGCGGATCTTTTTTTTCTTGTTCTTCAGTTTCTATTAATGCTGGTAAATTTATATATTCCCAATCAAAAGGAAACTCGTCGCCCTCTAATTTAGCTTGATTTATTAACCTCCCCATTAAGTCATCTGTATTCCATCTCGTCGCAAGAATAATAATAAGACATCCGGGATGAAGTCTTGTACCTACAATGGCTTGCCATCTTTCCCATAATTTATTTCTAGCAGAAGCCGATTCTGATTCTTCAGGACCTTTAAAATAATCATCTATTATAAATAAATCAGCTCCAAAACCAATAATACCACCACTTATACCGGCAGAAAGACACCCTCCTCCTTCGGTTGTATTCCATTTATTTCTATTGTATAAAGATTTACTTGGATGTGCATTCCAGAGAATCGGACCCCATTTAGCAAAAATCTCCTTGGCAAAGTCACTATTATCATCTGATAGATCTGCCGAATAAGATGTTAATATTACTCTTTTAGTTGGGTTATTACCTAAATACCAAGGTACGGCATGTTTAGATATCAGGAGCGTCTTACCATGACGAGGTGGCACAGAAACCATAAGTAATTTATAATTATCACTTTTAATTTCTAATTTAGTTTGTATTTTATCTGAAATAAGTTTTAAATGCTTAGGACACTGAAGATTTGAAGCAAATTTAGGAAAAGCATATAAAGATGTCTTGGCTAATGCCGCAAATTGTTGATCGGTCATTAGCCAAGACCTAATTGTTTTTTTATAATATCTATAGAGCTTGTTTTTTTAAATTTTTCTTTTTTAATATTCATTTGATTTACTTTGCTTTTATCCGATTCGATTTTATCTCTTATTTTAAATATATCATAATCAGATAATGAAAGTATAGTTTTAGACCCAAACTCCGTTCCAAAATACTCTATTTTGTTTACGAAATTTGCGATTCGATACTTGTCATTTGGGGCTAAATTCTTAATATTATTTATTTTTTTACTTTTTATATTCCCAATATGAATTAATTTAGGTTCTATAATATAAAAAGTATTAGTTGTTCTATCATAACGTTTTACTGGCATATTTTATATACATACACTTACTGGTTCACATAATACTTGAGTAACTGCTTTCCGTAATATATATATTTTATGACATTCTTTACATTTAAATTTACTTAAATTAAGCATTATATCGTTAGTAATAGATTTATTAGGATGTTTACAATTTGGGCATTGCCAAAAAATTTCAAATTCATTAAATTTAATTTTATTATATTTAATTTTTTTCTCACCTACCATTACCTAAACCTCTTGGTTTTGAACAATTTGTAAAAACACTATCAAAATTTCTGTATAATTTCTTATTATCAGTAATTCTATGTATTTTCTTAATAAAACCTTTATTTATTTCATTTACTACTTTAACATCGTTCCATCCGTTAAATAATGGATATGCATAATAAGGTTTTAGTGCGCCTCTTATATAAACAACGCTTATTTTTCTTTTTTGTAATAATGCTAAATATATTCTATGCATTCCGTCATTAATTAAAGAATATATTTTACCATCTTCTTCGATGGATTCTTCAATGATTGGTGGTAATAATGTAATGGTTCCAATGGTATTACTTGTTTCAAATTCATAATAACCAGTAAGAGAAAATACATCAGGAAGTGCTTCTTGTAATTTAATTATTTTATTTAATTCATCTTTTAATATATAATATTGACACGGAAAGAGACAATTAGGATCTAAAGTTTCTATAGTTATATATGCATTTTTATATACAAGATATTTATTATCATTTAACATTGTTACTTTATGTAATTTTGATATTAATCTATCTTTTGTTTCGTAATTTAAAATATTTATTTTCATCATTATTCTCCCCATTTAAATTTTAATAATTAATTATTAAAATTTACTTCGTAAAATTTCTCAGCTAAATTAAAGAAAAATTGTAATTTATTTTTTGATTTACCTAATTCCCACAAGTCCTTTAATTCTTTTATTCTTAAATTTATTAAATAATCATCTTTTTCAAATTTAAAATCAAGACTATAATTATACATACAAAACAAAGAAAATGCTATTTTTTCTTTTTCTTTGTTTATCATTTTATCAGTTATTTCTTTCATTTCATTTTCTATTTCTATTATTTGTTTTTGTCCGGATTTATTATATATTTTTTTATAATCTAATTTATTATTTATATTTTTATTTTCAGGTATTAGATTATTCCTCCTTTTTCTCTTCTTTTATTAATTCTCTTTTTAATATTTTTTGCTGAAATCCGCCACCTTTCCTAAATTTTTCAATATCCATTAATTTTCTATTTATAATATCCCAAGCAGCCATTATAGCCGTTGTATTTTCTTCATCTGTATTTTCTTTAACTGGAACATCTACTGAGAAAGAATAAATATCGGTTTTAGAGAGTTCAAGATATACTCTTCTCGTTTTCCCAGTTACAGTATTATTATTTTCTTCTTTACTATTATTATCTTCTTTTAATATCTTTAATTTCTTTTTAATTTTCATAATATTCTCCTTATATATTATATTTTTTTAATAAGTGTATTATTAATATTCTTTGGTTTAAAAGAAATACAAGAAAAAATTTTTAATTTTTCAATTTTTATTATTAATAATCTTGTTGAATGAATTATTTTATTTAATTCTTCACAATAATAATTATAATTAGCTATTGGACATGAATTATTTTCTTTTTTTAAATGAATACAGTTAATACATTTTTCATCTTTATTAGTAGTCATTTTTAATAATTATTTCCTTTATTTATTTTTCATTTCTTAATTACAACTTAAATAAACAATTATATTCATCATGATATAGTTGTTAGAATAGCATATTTTATGCCAAGTATTTATTTTTGAATCATTATTCTTATTAATAGCGGAGTTAAAAAGGAATCGGGCCTTTGGTGACAATCTAATTTGCCTATTTTGCCAACTAAACTATTAACTCCACTATTAATTATTAAAAATATAACATTAAAATCATAATAAATCAATTTTTTTTAAATAGGGGTCGATAATAAGGTAGGTAATCGACCCCTATACATAAAGTAAGGCACGGAGAATAATGATATTATTATAATATCATATTGTGAATAAAAAAACAATTATGTATATATATTATTATAAAATCTTATTTTATATGACTTAAACGATACTCATAACACTATATCCCGCTGATTTTTGTCGGCATAATTCATGCAAATATAATATACTATATTGAATCTTTAGTATATTATGGTAAATAATAATACAGGCAATGAAAATTCTTATGATATTTTGAAAAATAAAATTACTATTAATCACAAAGAAATACAATAAAAAATAAGGAGAATAAAATATGAGGCTCGGTGAAGCTATTAAAAGATGTAAAGTTAGAGGGTATGTTTATAGAACAAATAAGCCAGATATAAAATATTACAAAAATCATAGTAAAACTATTTTAGAAAGAATATTAAAAGATTATGGTCATAAGGGCCTCTATTATAAAAATTATGAACACGCTGATCCAGAACAAAACGCAATATCTATAATAGGATAATAAAATGAATGAAATAATTAATAAAGATTTTAAAATTCTATATACACTTATTGAAAAAATTAATTATGAATGTAATAAAAGATTTAAATTTAAAACTACAATATATTTAAGTATAACTGAATTTAATAGTTTATTATTTTTTTTTACAATTAAATATAAAGGAGAAATACATACTGCTGAAATGAATTTTCATAGAATGGAAATAATGACTACTGATTTTAAAATACATAATAAATTAATGCATTTTATTGATACTGTATACCAACATTTATTAAATAAAATTAACAAAAAAACAAAAGAATTAAAAGATACTGATTTAATTACTGTATGTTCTAAATGTCTACAAGCTTCATGTTGGAACGGTGAATTTATGTGTCAAAAAGCACATAACGCTGGAACGATAGAACTAACAGTAGCAAAATTAAAAAGACTTAATCTTGGACATCCTGATAATTGAAAAAAATAATGCTTAAAGAAGATATTGATTTTAAATGCTTAAAATGTAATAAAATCTGGAAAGAATCCGATTTATCAATCGAAAATTACGGAATAGATTATAATTTAGAAAGATATTGCTGTCCTGAATGTGATGGTACATGTTTAGAATTAAATAATTAAATAAGGAAAATATAATGAATTTTAATTCAAAATTTATATCAATTAAATACGATAAAATAGTAAATTGTAGATATCTTGAAATTGTATTTAAATTATTTATTAAAGAAATTGCTTTTGTATTTAATAAATTAGATAATAGTTACTCAATATGCATTGCGATAAGGTAAGAATAATGATTAAAAATGAAAGATTATTAATAGAATTACATAAAAATAAAATAATAGAAAAAGAACATTCTGAATTAAGATCAGGTAAACATTCTGATACTTATATTAGAAAAACAAAAATAACATTATATCCTAAATTATACAAAGATATAATATATGAATTAGCCGCCGAAATAGGATATCAATTTAAAAGTCATGATTACGATATAATAACAGGTCCAGCCGTTGTGGGATTATGTTTTGCATCTCCATTATCTTTTTTATTAGATAAACCATTAATATTTCCAGAGAAAGATTTTTGCGATGATATTAATAAAACTATATCACTAGATTATAAAATGGAATTTAGACCGGAATATCGGAATTTATATAATAAAAGAGTAATAATCATCGAAGATATAATTACAACAGGTGAATCAGTAGCAAAAACAGCACGAACAATAGCTGAATATGGCGGTATACCTATTGTCGTATTTTGTATTTGGAAAAGAAACTCAGCTATTACATATATAAAATATAAAAGAGAATCAGAGATTGAAACTATAATATCAGGCGTATCCGCTTTTCAAATATATCATGATATACCTATATATAGTTTAATCAATGAAAAAATAATTGACTGGCAACCTAACGAATGCCCCATATGTAATCCAGAACCAAATATTAATAATTACGGAGAAAATCCCTAAAATGAAAATAGAATTTACAAGAAATTGCGATATTGAAATATTCCCAGAAAGTGAGATCGAAGATTTTGCATTAAATAGCTTTTTAGCTAACTATTATAAAAAAAATTCTAAAATAACAATATATCAAGATATATGCAAAACCATAAAAACAGAAATACAATACAATAAAAAAGGATAATGATATGAATACAAGACCAAACTTAGATGAATATTTTATGATTATTGCTAAAATTGTAAGTATAAGATCTACTTGTAATAGCTGTCATATTGGATGTGTAATAGTAAAGGATAAGCAAATATTATCAACCGGATATAATGGTGCTTTACCGGGTTGTAAACATTGTTCCAGTTATTATACACAATCACATATGCCATTTTGCGTAAAAAGAAATATGAATATTCCTCATGCTAATAAGCAAAATTTTTGTGTTGTTTCTCATGCTGAATCAAATGCTGTATCTCAAGCAGCTAAAAAAGGAATATCAATAGATGGATCAACGATATATTGCACTTTATTTCCATGCTATAATTGCTTAAAAATAATGGCAATAGCCGGTATTAAAAATATATTTTATGAATACGAATATGGATCAAATAATGATATTAGAGATAAATACTGGAAAAATCAAGTATTAAACTCTGGGATAAAACTTGAAAAATTTAAAATAGAGACGAATATTATTGATACTGTTATTGAATCACTTCAATATCCTACATCAAAAAGAAGATTAAAGGCTACAAAATGATTAAATTAACAAAAGAAGAACAAGAAGAACTATTAGAACATTTTGAATCAAATAATAAATTATGTATTGCAGATGATATAATAAGAAATTCTAAAATAAAAAATAAAATAAAAAACAAATTATTAATTTATTTTTTAGAAATATGTAATGACGAACCGGGAAATTATGAAATGTGTAAAAAATGTTGTCATGAATTTTTTAAACTTTTCAATTAATAGAAAGGAGTATTAAATGACTATTTTATTTTTAATAATAACTATTAATATTATATCGTTTGTTTTAGGTTTTTATTATAAAACAAAATATATATATATCATTACAAGACATATGGGATTAACTTCTGAAATAGTATATATATGTTTTAATAAAAAACAAGCTTTTAAAGCATCTAAAAAAATAAAAGCATTAAATCAACATTATACTATATGCGTAACAAAATATTGTACTTTAATTCATTTAAATAATCGAAGAAAATGTGATAAAAAATATGTAGAAGGCATTTATAAAATATAAAAAAATGGTACGAAAAACATGAAAATAAAAATAGGTAACAAAATATATAATAGTGATAATGAGCCAATTATGTTAATAATGACACCTAAAGAAAAAAAACATTTAAATAAAAATTTTATTGAAATAAAAGAAGCTAAAAAATTTTGTATATACCCAGATACTAAACATTGGAATGATAATGATTATAAAAAAATAAAAGAATGGATGGAAATTTAATATGATATTAGAACAACTTAAAAAGGACGTGGATGAATTAGTGGAATTATGCATTAAAAATAATATCAACACATACAATGTTAAAATAGAATTTATTTCCGATATTATGAATGTAATTTTACCGGGAACTATCCGTAAAGCTGAATTTGAAGAACATATAAATTATGATGATCAAAATTAAGAGCATATTAAACCGCACAGGATATCAAGAAGACGGTACGAGAATATGTATCATGCGTTATATTAAACCTTTCTATGACTATGATGAATGGATTCCAAATCTAGCTCCATCAAAGTCATTATTAAGTCAATATCAAGGTCAAAAAATTCCGTGGAAGAAATTTAGAGAACGATATATATCTGAAATGTCCATTAGAATAATCGAAATCGCTCGTTTAAGACGACGATCTGACATGGGTGAGGTAATCACACTCTTATGTTGGGAATGGAATGCTCAGGAGTGTCACAGAAGCATTTTAAAAAAATTAATAGATGATTGCAACTTTTGGGTAAAAAATAAATAAAGGAGAATAATTATGGAAAATACATTTTGTAAAATAATGGAATTAGTAGAAGAATTTACCGAAGATTTCTTATCTAAAATTGAAAAAAGTGTAATTAAAGCAGTGTTATCCAATAATAAAAAATTATCAGAAATATATTGTGAAAAAACAAATTGTGTAAATATAATAGAACACAATGGTCGATATATATGCAATCAAAAATGTATAACAATTAATAAAGTCGGGAAATGTCTTTTTTCTAATATTGTGGATGAATTAAAGAAAAATTTACCCTCGGTAGAATAAAGGAGAATAATATAGTGAATGAAGAAAAATTAATTTCAATAATAGAAGCAGCAGAAAAAAATATTGAACGATTAAAAAACCAGAATGGGAAATGATAGAAGATCATATTAAAATTGATATTGTTGATAATAAACCTGGACCTTGGATACATTTATTTTCTCCTTTTAATAAAGAATGCAATGGTAGAGATCCGGTAAGTATGGTTTGTTTGGATAAAGAAAAATTAAATAAAAAAGAATGGTTAATTTACAAAGGGCCTCTTCCTGGTTCACCCGAATATGAAACAGCAGAAGCATCATTTAAGGGAGTTCTTAATACAGATCTTCTATATTATCATAATCCAATGGTAAGGCTCCTGATAAACCTTTGAATAATGATATAGAAAATAATAGTACAATAAACACCCTCTATAAAGAGCGAAAATAAATATGTGCGCAATTAAGGTGGAAAAAGATCAGAAAATAGTTATTGAAATATATTAAATAATATGCTAAACTTATAGCAAGCGAGCGGAGCGAGCAACAACCTAAAGCATTTAAAGTAAGGTATAACCATATATATAATATAACAACCAAAAAATGTAATAAATGATGATTTTAAACAAAAAGAATTTTTAAGTATTTGAAATATAAATGATTAAAATTTCAATATTGTTTATAATCAACCAAAATTAATTTTTAAAATATTCAAGGTGTTGATTTTGAACATAAATATACTGTAACTAATTGTTTTTTCGTTACCCTGATGTTGATTACGAATTTTAGAAATAATAATGTTTAAAATCAACATATGAAATACTGTAAATAATTGAATTTCCGTAATAGTAATGTTTAAAATCTTAAACAAGGAGAAATAATGAATAATAAAAAAGACAATGATTATAAAAATACCCCGACTAAACCAGGAATTTATTGGGCAAAAAGTAGTTCCGCTTTTAATTGGTGTAATTTAATAGTTGAAATATACGGAGAAATACCATATTTACAATTTAGATATTGGGATAGATGTAAAAATAAAATAATAGAAAATACAGGTAAACCAAATTTTATTTTTAGTAATAAAATAACAGAACCAACAGAAGAATAATGATGAAAAAATATGATTTATTTTATAAATATAATAATCCCGAAATAAGCGAATCTAAATTTGGAGAATATGTTAAATTTAATATGTTAAAGAATTTTTACAAGAAATTAGAAATACAATATTTAATAAATTTTATACTCTTTATGTTTCTGATTTCCGTTGTAAAAATGAATTATTAAAAAAACTTGATGATGAAATAGGAGGATAAAATGAAAATAACCGAAGAACAATGGGAACAAGTAAAAGTATATTTTGATGATATATTACAATCTTATAAAACATTAATCGGACGTCCTGGAGTATGTGTAGAATACACGATAAAGTATATTCTTGAGCCGTTACTTAAACGGTATAATAAAGGAGAAAGAACAGAAGAACTTTATAACGAAATGATGAATATAGAATAAATAATATATAATAAAAAAATAAAGGATGATATTATGCCGATAACTATTAAAGATATTAATAATATAACACAACAATGTAGAAATTTTATTAAAATAGCTGAAAAAGCAAGAAAAAGAATGCAAACAGAAGGTGAATATTTAGGTTTAGCCGGATGTAAAGAAACAGCAGCGGCTAAAAGAGCTAGTATGGATTTATCACGTAAATTAACCGAGTTTAGAAAATTTAAATATTAATTAATTCTATGTTAAATGTAAATAAATAAGTTTTAGATTACCTTTGGTGGGGTTATAACTATCCTATCGGATAGTTGAAAATCCTACCGGATTTTGAGAGTAATTTTTTTTATTTATTATTTTTTAATTGGTAATAAATATTATGACAATTTAATATAAGAGAATGAAAAAATGAAAACAATATTTAATCATCTCAGAGAGTCTATTTATAAACAAAAAGGATTATTTTTACCGGCTTCTCATAAACCGTTATATAAATTAAGAAAAACTCAATGGAATAATAAATTTGAAAAATTATGTCGTAATCGTCTAATATTAGGTGGTTATAGATATGGAGAATTTTCTACAGAAAGTAGTAAATCATGTACATCCGTGGAAGATATAAAATTACGGTTAGATTTATATCTTGAGACCGGAAATTTAGAATATTTAGTTGATGCCGCTAATTATACTATGCTCGAATTTACTTATTCAAGACATAATAATGCACATTTTAAATCGAGTGACGATGATGTTCACAGTGTAGGATATAATTGTGAATAATGAATAGAAATGAATAATTTTTAAAATATAAGGAAAAAAATGTTTAAGGAAAATAAATAATGAATTATAAAATATTTAGTTGTTACAATGAAAAAGTAGGACATATTCATCATATTGCATTAGGATTTTTTAAAAAAAAATTAATATTACATTATTATAAAATTGGAATTAAAAAATATATTTTTATTGATATTAGATCTAAACAGTTTAATCTTTACTCTAATTTTTTTGCTAAAAAATTTTAAAGAAAAATGAAGTTTTTTTAATAAATTTAAAAGGAGAATAAAAATGAAATTAATTATTAATAATATTGGATTATTTTCTATATGTATTTTATTAAGTATTTTATTAGGATTTTTTATTGAAAAATTAATGAATTATTTTATATCATTAAAAGAATTTAAAAAGTATAAAGATGATGATAAATTTTATTATAATGTATTAGATGATTTTTATTACAAAAAATAATTATTTTTTTATTGACAAAGAGGAGTAAAAAGAATTTAAAATGATTATAAAAATAGAACTTGAATGCGAAATATGTGGGTTACGAAAAACTATATTAAAAGATGATTATAATATAGTAAGAAATATGTTATTAAAAATTTAAATTTTTTAGTAAATTTTTTTAAATTTTTTTTAATTTTTTTTATTCATAATATGAATGAAGATTTTTTATAGATTTTTTTACATAAAAATATTGCTTTAAAAATTCTACATATTCGTATTTATTTTTTAAAATATGATAAAATTTTTTAAAATATTTTTTTTAAAATTTTTTTTATAATTTTTCAAATAGTTTGATATGTATTTTTGTTATAATTTATTATAGAATTTTTTTTAAATTTTAGTAGGATTTTTTTTTAATTTTTTAAAATATAATATGTATATCTGGTAGTCTAACAAGCACCTATGGCGATCCAAATATAGAGAATTGGGTCCCTTACGCAACATTCATGCCAATTGAATTCATGGCATAAGCTATGCAAATAAGCAATTAATATGCCATTAAAATCATGTTAAATTAATTCAAATTTAATTTAAATTTCTTTCAAAAAAAGCTTGACATTATATTGTCAAATTGGTATTATTAAATCATGTTAAATTAATGGAATATAATTAAAGAAAGGTGGTGATTAAAAGTGAGTGATATTATATTAAATGTATATAGTAAATTAATATCGACCGGAGCCGGGGCAGGGGTAACTAATTTTTATGCTATTGCGTACTTGACAGCGGGTATTACAGCGATACCAGTAATAATGTATTTAGTATGGAAATTGTTCTTAAAACCATAAGTTTATTGTAAACAATTTAACACAATGGAGTAAGGAAATGGACAGTAAAAATAATGATACTATTGAGAAACTTAAAAGCAAGGATTTTATTAATCCTAACACTAAAGACGTACTTAAAGAATTAGCTATGAAATTAAGGAGAATAAGCCAGAATACACCACTTGAAATTGAATCGAGTGCTATAATAGATCTGAATGATGTATTCAACTCGGCGGTCGCTATAGAGCTATTTTGTTCTATTCTATTTAAAGAATACAAGTCTTAGTCTATATAGCTTATATTTAGTCTTAAAATCCCGGTATATATTACATATATCGGGATTTTTTGTAATACCTACCTTAATCTATCATATATGTCATTTTATACCCTTGTAATGCAATATTGGTATACTCTTTATTCAATTAGCTCATTCTAGCCTATTATATCGTATCAGTAATACAATATGACCTATAGAATTAGACGTCCTTAAATCGCTGATATGGAACGTATTGCCAATTACTGTCATATTTTCCCGGAATACTAGTATTAATAGTATTCTTCGGCTATCACTTTATGTCATATCGTAAGTTATTGATTTTATTATCGTTTTTCTATTCTACTAACAATTATTGTCAAAATGAATTTTGGTCTATTTGTGTAAGTTACTGATTTTATTCACTATAAGAAGTTGGCATACAATATGCTATTATATACTATAGTTACTGATTATAACAACCATTAAAAAGGGGAACAAAATGGACGCAACAATGACAGCAAATGCAATTCAATATTTAACCGTAGCAATTATCGCAATACCTTTTATCATCGTAGCAGTTTATAAGATCGTTTTGAGTTAACAATATATCATTTAAAAAGGGGCTTTAAAAATGTATACTATGAAAATTAAAAAAGGCTACAATAGCCAAAAAGAAAGATCATGGGTTATAGAAACCAATGATCCCGAAGTAATGGAATTATTTGGGACAAATACATTACCTACTCCATACAATTTAAACAATAGTGCTAATTTTGTTTTAAGTAAAATAACTGCTTTAAATCCCGATAGAATAGTATTTTTAGAAGAATAGCTTACTTAGAGTCAAAAAATAGGTTACAGAGAGTAAGTTTTTGAAAGATTATTATTAACCATTTAAAAAGGGAGTAAATAATGAACTCAGGAAAAATCGCTAATGTTAAAAAAGAAACATTTTCTGTAAAGCCAATTGGTAAGCATCCATTGACTAATTATCCGGAGGTTATATGTCCAAATTGTAAGCGTCATTTCTTTTGGAGACAAATAGATAAGGAAATGCATTGTATTTGTGGAGTTATTGTTATCGTTGATGAATCATAATCTTTTTAAATCAAAATATCGGCCTTAGAATCAAACCGTCATTGATTCTAGGAGTCTTAAGAGACGATTAAAGTTACCACTTATCTTTAATCGTCTTAATAAGGTTAAAATCGATATTATTAAGAGATATTTAATTTAATATTTAATAGAATGTTTTACGTGAAATATATATTTGATTAATCCTTTGATATAAGGAGTATTTTAAAATGCTCACAGGCTTATTTTTATCAATCGGATATATAATTTTATTAGCTTATGTATCAATTATTAAAATAAACCTTAAGAGTAAAAAAGATTATAATAGAATTAAACAATTATTGAACATGAAAGGGCTTTAAAATGAATTTTTTAAAAGAAGGTTTAACTAATATCGGTAGGAGAGCTAAGTACAATATAGATGGTTTAATTTTTATTGTTATTATTCATAATTTTAAAATAAGTTATGGTGTTTTAAGATATCAAATAATGCCTCTAGAAGGTTCGGGTAGAAAATGGGTAAATTCAGACTCTATAACGATCAAAAATAATGAAATTTAATGATATTTTATTGATAGTTTTTATAGTATGTTTTTTGCCATATATTATAGTATGTTTTTATAGTATGTTTTTATAGTATGAAATTTTAATTACATGGTTATGTAATTACATGCTTATGTAATTAAAATACTTCGAGAGATAGCTTTGATAATCAACCATCAATAAAAAAAAATATTATAAATTATAACATATTAACTATGAATTATAACATAATCAAAACAAAATATATTAAGAATTAGCACCCATATAATGATAGATATCACTCATAATATAATAGCTATCTCTCGATATAACTATGTTGATTTTAAACAAGATATCTTTAAAAAACATTTAAAAGGTATTTAAAGACGGTTATACATTTTAATACAATGTATCCTTAAAATGATATCATATCGTTAAAAATCATTTTGAGGATACATTTTAACACATTTTTAAAAAAAATAAATAGGAGTATAAGATTTTTATGAACAAAAATAATTTAGTTTATAAATCAAATAATCCATCAGTTAATATCTGTTATGATAGCAAAAAACAATTATATAGAGCTTATTATCACGGTCAAGTAATATTTAGATCAAAAAAGATAGATAGACTTAAAAAGAAAATAGATAATTGGGATAAAGAATTTAAACAATGGTATAAAAAAGGTAATATCCATAACTAATAAGGAAAACTTAACAATGAATCAACAATACAAAGGTCGATACCAAAACATACCAATGCCTTATGGTTGTTTATATCTCAATAATACCGGATCAAGGTGGGTAAGACAAGATATGAGAATATGCCTACAAATAAAAGGTCAAATACTAAAAATCAGACTTGCAGATTGTTTTGAAGCTTTTGGAAATTTCGCCGTAGTAGTATATAGATACAAGGGCAAGCAATATAAACCATTTACAAGTAATATATGTAAATATCACTATATACCTATTGTAAAACATAACAATTAAATAAAGGAAATATATTATGATAGCTTATAAATTAGTGTCAAAAAATTGGAAGTCATTTATATTAGATAATAATTTCATATCAATATCAAAACCGATTAATTATAATCTTAAATATACTTTAAACGAAGAAACAAAATGTGTAGAAAACTCCATTGGAATATTATGTTTTAAAACTATAGAGCAAGCTACAAAATTTTATTTTGGTATGACGTCAGATTATAAATTTATAAAGGGTATATTATTAGAAATAAACGGTAAAAATGAAAAAAAACTAACATTAATAGCAGGGAAACTATCCGAAACAGGTTTTAATCAATTTTACAATCACTATAAAAATTGTATTTTAATACAAACATTTACATGCTATGACCGTACAAAAAAACAATGCGTATAATCTTTTCCCTAACGGTACTATAGCTTTTAATTCTATTGTACCCTTAAAAGTAATTAAAAAATTTAAATAAACCGGTACATTATATGCACTATATATCTAATTAAATATTATAGATCGATTAAAATTTCATTTACCTTGATAAAGCTTAAACACTTTAAAAGATAAGGATTATAATAATGAAATGTAAGAATAATTGTTATAAAATATACTATCAATATAAAATAGCAGGTCAAAATTTTACCCCGGACGATTATTTTTTATACATCTTATCATTATATTCATGTCATTTACATCATATTGCAAGAGTACGAAAATATATATCCCATACCTTAAAGGGTTTTATAGATTGTTTACTTCTTACGAATCAAATAGACATAACTGAACATAGAAATTATATCAATAAAATTAATTTATACGTCAAATATACTAAAAAGAAAGGAGTTAGATACAATGACTAAAATAAAAGGCTTAGAAGAAATATATACTCTTAGATCAAAAAGCTTAGATTATATTGTAAACTTTCTTAATCCATTATATTTAAAGGATATTAATAAAAAATACATAACAAAGATTAAACAAAAAAACTTTATTGTATATAATATGCTGACCGATGTAATAAGGTATATAGAAGCAATATATTAATAAAAATAAAAGGAATAAATAAAATGAATAAAATTAATTTAAAGATACCTGTTAACGAGGTTCGCGATGATAATTATTATTATGTAAGATTAAATCAAGAAAGCGGTCTAAAGGAATTATACAATCTTAGAGAAGAAAATTTAAGAAATATTATAACCCTTTTAAATGAACCATATATGAGAAATATTAATAAAAAGTATATAAAGAGAATTCAAAAAGAAAGTACAGCTTTATATAACTCTTTGACCGATATAGTAAACTTTATAGATTCGGGTAATATCAATAAATAAAGGATAAAATATCATGATAATAAAATATTTTATACATACTTCGCCGATTTATAAAAAAACAACTATCTTTTTTACATCAATTTATAGTGAAGTAGGAAGAAATTTAGTATACCTTCTAAAAGAATATGGATATACTGATTTAATCTCTTATACATACCCGTTAAATATACCGGAATTAGGAATAACTATTAAAGGGATAGACTATGTATTATAAAGATATAAATGTATCTAAAATGTATTTAAAAAGTAAACAATTATACTCTAAAGGATTATAAAAAAAATGAACTATGAAAGCGATTACATCAAAAAACTTTATGAAAACCTTAGTATAAATAAACAAAATGAAATATCAGAATATATGCTAGAAGCAATAAAAGAAGAGTTAATAGAAATATTAGAAAAGAAAGATTTTATTGGCGTTGATGCATCTTTAGAAATTTCTTTATTTGAATATGGAATAGTTTATAGAAAAAAAGACGGTCTATCAATAAGATATCAAAATGATGTTTATGATTATAATTTTATAGAAAATGAAGAGTTATTAGAAATAATAAATGATATAGAGCAAGGATTTTTTGATTGGTTAGGTATTGAAAAAGAAGAATATATCCAATGGTTTAATACATGTAATAATAAAAGTCATTGTATCCGAGATATATTTCAATATTGTGATAGATTATATGATCATTTTAATTTGGTTGACCCTGGTAATGATATTTTAAGAATTATATATACTTTAAATAAAGAAAAGGAGTAAATATTATGAATAAAATTAATAAAAAAATAGATTATGCTTTTAATAAAAAAATTTATTTACTCGGTAACGATAAAGACGGTTACAATGTATATCTAGAAGCCCCTAACTGGGATTGTAATTGGTACTGGGGATTTGGGTATATAGAACGATATACAAATAAAATACGCCCTTCTGTTGCAAAAGATATATCAAGTCACGGTCATTGGAATTATAGTATTGTCGGTAAACAAGAAATATATAATTTTGAAAAGCAATGTTGGATAAATAGAGAATATGTTCATCATATTAATAATAATCCTATTTTTAAAGCTACGGTATTAACAGATGATGAAAGCTGGGAATTATCAGAATTAATGAAAAAATTTTATATATTAAAAGAAGCAGCAAATTTATTTTATAAAGGATCGGCCGGGATAACCGAATCTATTTCAAGTGATATACAAAATACAGAGTATTACAATGATATTAATAAAAGAATACTTCCTATGGTATTTAAAAGAATAGATGAAATATTGACACCGAAAAAAGATAAAAAGGAATAAATATTATGATAGTAGAAAAAGATGTAATAAAATTTAGCAATAATTCAATAAGTGGGAAAGAAGAAAAAACTTATAAATGTAAAAATAAGTTAATAGCTTCAAATATTAAAAAATTACTTAAGCATGATAGAGATATAAGAATTATTAAAATGATCATAAAACAAAATAAAAATGGAATTCCTTATAATCTCATTATTCATTATTGGAGCTATGCCGATAGAATTCAAGCCGAAAAGTTTTTAAGAGAAAAGTATGTTTTTATAGATTTAGGTTATGGTAAAATGATAACAAGTAAATAAAAATAAAAAGGATAAAAAAAGAATAATAATGATAAAATCTAGTAATACTGAAGTAAAATATATATATTATTGTAATAGTAAAAAAATTGCAAATGATATTAAAAAAATATTAAAAGAAAATAAGAATATTACAATAAAATATATTTCTATAAAAAATTATAAAAAAGATACTAGTATTTATCCAAATATATATCAATTAATGTTAAAATTAAAATTTTTAAATAAATCGGATAAAATACAAACCGATAATTTATTAAGGTTAAAATATAACTTTATCTCTTTTGGTTTATATAAATTAATAAAAAAAAAGGAATAAAAATTATGTCTAATTTATTAGGTTTAGCAGTATTACTAATAACAATTGGATTTATTATATTTAGTTTTTATATAATAACCAAATTATAAATAATATAAATAAAAAGGATAAATAAAAATGAAATGGAATTATAGAAAAGATTTAAAAATAAGTGATTTTAAATCTCAATTTAATAATAATGATAATATATCAAGTATAAAAAAATAAACAAAGGTACGTTTAAATATATCATAAATGGTGAAAAGAGAATAAGACTATATGAAACTGATATAATTATATTCAAAAATAGCCATTATATTTTAAATAACGGCGGCTTTGATTCAAACTTTAACTATAAATAGAATAAATGATAATATACTTCATTCTTATATTTATCGTAAAAAAGGGATATGGTACTATCGAGATACAAGGTTTTTTAATGGAATTAAAATTCAAAATAAAACAGGAAAAGTACTAAATGAAAGTAAGGCTCCTAAAGTTAAAAATACAGATAAAAGAAAAAAAAGAATATTAAAACAGATTAAAGCTTATACTGATAAAATTAATAAAATGAAAACATTACCTAACGATGATAACATGAAAGGCGATTGTATTTACTGTCAATTTAATGAGTTAAATAATACGAATAAAGATGACTTAGAATTGCATTTAAAAGAAAAATATGTAATGAAAAGTTTAATTCTTAGAGTTTTGAAAGAAAAGTATTATTCTTATCCTAATATTGTTTATGATTTGGATAAAGATAGACAGAATAAAAGAAATCAAATAATAAAAGCTGTAAGGGATTATTTTAAAAATAATTTATTAAAAGGATAAAATAAGATGTATTTTTTATACAATTTAAAAGATAATCAATATTCGTTATATAGCAATAAAAAAAATATAGTTACCATAAAAGGTAATAAAGAAAAATTTATAAAATATATAAAAATATTTGATAAAACAATAGAAGGAAATAAATATAATGCTCGGCATACTAAGGCATATAAAGAATATAAAAAAGAAATAATAATTAATTAATCATATAATAACAAAGGAATAAGAAAAATGAATGATAAAGAACATATAATTATCGGGACAGAATTACATAAAAATACCGAAGAACATTTAAAAAAAATCGAAAATGAAAGAAAAAAACAAATATATAAATTTAAAAATTTGATGAATGAATATCATGAATCTATCGGCATACTTAAAACTAATAAATTTATCGATGATATTCCTGTAAATATTCAAACTGATATTGAAGAAATATTATTAAAAATATTGCCACATGGTTCAGGTATAGACTGTAATTGGGAATTTGAATTTTTTAATAATGGTTCAATTAAATGTAAAAATTTCTTTCATGCTATGAATAACAATGGATATTATGTAAAATATATCCCTATTTCTATTAAATTCTTTAGGCATAAAAAGAATGAATATAATTTTTTTGCCGATAAAACTAAATGTCAAATAATAAAATTAAAAGATAAACTTGATTATAAATGGTATGCTCCTAATTGTGATTATTATGCATATGATTTAAACGATTATTTGTATCAAACAGTTTGGTATTTAGATATTTTAACTAAAAATTGGTATTTAAAAATAATAGATAAAAAATAAATAAAAAAACCTTATTCATTATTAGAAGGATAAACAAAATGTATTTAAAAAAATTTAAAATAGTTATACCTGAAAAAAAGCATTTAAAATTAACTGGATTTCAATGTGAAGGTTTCGCTTTTATAATAAATTGGTATTGTAATAAAAGTTATATAAAAATGGATAACTTTAAAGTAAAGAATTTAGATAAAATAAAAAATAAAATTAATGATAGTGATTTTGGTAGTCAATCTATAGATAGAGCATATATTGATATATTTCCAATATATGACGGTCATATTTTTTATGATGAATATATCGGTGAAATTACAATAGGTACTATAGATAGTGAATTATTTAATTTAATGATGGAAAATGAATTAGGGGTATATCCTGAATAAAGGTTTATAAAAAATATGACAATATATCAATTTCAAAACCTTTTATATACCGAATATAATTTATCTAGTAGATATAAAAGAGATAAAAAAACTTTATATTTAGAAAAATCTCTAAGTCATTCTAATAATTTTAGAAGAGCTATAGGCGAAGAAATAACAGATTTTTTGATAATAAATAAAAACAAGGAATTAACAATAATGTAAAAGGATAAAATATTATGAAAAATTTTACAGATAAAATAAAATGTAAAAATTGTAAAAGTGAATTTTATAAAGAAATTACCAGTAAAGATATTTACTTAGATAATGATAAAAATCATTATATTGATTGTTATTATTGTAATAGCATAATCTCTTTATCTAAAAAAATATATAAAATTAAATTAAATTGTGAGAATAATTTTCAAAAAATAAAAGCAATAAGTAAATATTATGCCATAATGAAATTTATAAATGATGAAGAAAAAAAATTTTCTTCATCATTTAATGATAATACTATTACTGCTTTTAAAAATTCAATTATAATAGAGGAATAAATAATAATGAAAATTAAAATATATAATAATGCTCATATAAGATATAGAGCAAGAATTAATATAAAATTGGGTATGACATTCAATAAAAAATGGTACGATTTATTAGAAGAAATTGCCGGGAAAGAAGTAGAAGTTGAAACAGATCATTTATTTATAGACCAATTTAATACCATTCCAATAACTGATATAAGCGAAAAAGGCATAAGGATAATGATAAGCTTTGTAGAATATATTATAGACGATGAAAGATATAATAAAATGAAATGCCGTTATTGTGGCACTACTCAAAGTAAAGGAGATAAATGTATAAAATGTAAAAAAAATAGTTATCTATTTAAATTTAATAAATCAATATTGGATTATCAACAAAAAAAATAAACCATAAAAAGGAAAATAATAATGAATAAAATAATTATAACTAATATTTTTAGAAAAGAAATATTTTATCATGAACAAAAAAACAATACTATTAAAATAACAATTGAAAAAGCCAATTTAAGTGAAGCTAATTTAAGTGAAGCTAATTTAAGTGAAGCTGATTTATATGGAGCTAATTTAAGTGGAGCTAATTTAAGTGAAGCTGATTTAAGTGAAGCTAATTTAAGTGAAGCTAATTTAAGTGAAGCTAGTTTATATGGAGCTAATTTAAGTGAAGCTAGTTTATATGGAGCTAATTTACGTGAAGCTAATTTAAGTGGAGCTAATTTAAGTGGAGCTAATTTACGTGAAGCTAATTTAAGTGAAGCTAATTTAAGTGAAGCTAGTTTATATGGAGCTAATTTACGTGAAGCTAATTTAAGTGGAGCTAATTTAAGTGGAGCTAATTTACGTGAAGCTAATTTAAGTGAAGCTAATTTAAGTGAAGCTGATTTAAGTGGAGCTAATTTAAGTGAAGCTAGTTTATATGGAGCTAATTTACGTGAAGCTAATTTAAGTGGAGCTAATTTAAGTGGAGCTAATTTAAGTGGAGCTAATTTAAGTGGAGCTAATTTAAGTGAAGCTGATTTAAGTGAAGCTAGTTTATATGGAGCTAATTTACGTGAAGCTAATTTAAGTGGAGCTAAAATTGATAATTTTTTTAGAACAAATTTAAATATTTTAAAATCTCAAAAAAATAATTTAATTATATATAAATATCTTAATAAAAATTTAACTTCACCATATCAAAATTTTCAATATAAAATAGGAAAAGAATATATATCTATAAATGCGGATGAAAGCGATAAAAAGTTATGTGGACCAGGTATTAATATTGCAACATTGGAATGGTGTTTACAGAATACTAATAATAATATGAATAATTTTGTATTTATTGAATGTGAAATTAATCCTAAAGATTTAATTATACCATTTAATTCAAACGGTAAATTTAGAATAAAATCAGGTGGAAAAATTAAATTAAATAAAATATTAACAGAGACAGAAATTAATAAAATAATAAATAATTAAAAAAAGGATAAAAAATGTTAAGAGAAAATTATAATAATGATGAAATAATAGAAGATGAAAATATTAATAATTTTATGGATAATATAATAAAACTTTGCAAAAAACATAAGCTTTGGTTTGATAGTGCATATTTAGATTTAGATAAAGATAAATAATATGATAATTACATATGCTACAATAAATGATATTGAAAAAGCGATAAAAGAAATAAATATAAACTATGAAAATAATTTAGTACCTAGCACTATAATAAATCTTAGTATATATGAAGATATATTAAATTTTAAAGTCAATTTATTAGTTGATGATTTAAATAAGCCCGGTGGCCGAGTATGTTATACTTATAGGATAAACCCTTATGCTTGCTTTCATGCTCATTATGACTTCTTTAATAAACTTATAGAGATAAACCCTAAAGCCATAATAATGACTAGTGAAGATTGGATAATAAAAAAAGATCCTGTGGAAAATAAAATAATAGGTAATCCGCTTGTAAGAGATAAAAGTAGAATTAATAGAATAAAACCATCTTCTTATATATGTAAATGTAATAGATAAATGATAAAAAATATGACAACAGGTATAAAATTTTATACACCCTTAAAAAAAGATAAAATAAAAATCATTATTTTAAAGGAATTTAATGTTGGCATACGAATTGCATTAATAAAATAGCAATCAATAATATAAAATATTTTTTATTAACATGTAACTGAAAGGAATAAAAGTAATGGCTAAGGGAAAGAATAATCCAAAGAAGAAAAATTTTATGGATGAATTAGAACAACCCAATGATTCCACCGAAGAAAATGAAGAGGGAGAAGAACTAATGAAAAAAGAGGAGATAAATAAAGAAGAAATAAATTCACCGGAACAACCTATTAAAAATAGAAAAGGCTTAAGTAGCATACCGGGATCTCTAAAAAGAATGCGAAAGATATTAGATGAAATAGATACCGAGAATATATCACCAGCCGATAAACTAGATTTACGCACGGCTGATATGTATATTGAATTTCTTGTAACAACGATAAAAAATATATTGGAAGAATTAAATTAAGTTTAATTATTATAAATTTTGATATTATCGAAAGGTTAATCATGAAATATGATGAATAATACACATATCCACATATGGATTAATTGACCTTTTTGATAAAATTAAAATTTAATTTCCTGGCTTTAAATAAACTGCCGGGGTTGAGAAACAAGTTAGCCTTTTTTGTAAAAACGAAGAGTCAACCTGTTAATTATTATAAACAAAGTTCATGGTTAAGCCCTTGGAAGAATTGCAACAATAAAATATTAATAGAAAGGAGGTATTAAATTTGAAAAATAGAGAAAAAGTTCTTAAGGAATTAAGAGAAAAAAATCAAGTTCCTTTTGGAATTACTACGCATGAAGCAGCAGATATACTTAATGTATCCTTTACAACTATTATAACTTGGATAAAAGATGGTAAAATTAAATGTAATCGTACTATAGGTGGACATCGTAGAATTCCACCCAATGAAATAGAAAAAATGAGTAAAATATTGTCCGAGAATAAAGAAGATACTACTTCCCAATCTATCACTAAAACCAAACCAGTTAATAAATCAACGGACAAATCAGCTAAACTTAAAACTCCCGTTAAAACTAGCCACAAACCGAAAATTCCAATTAAAACAATTAAAAGGCCAGTAACTAAGCCTTTAATTAAGGCTACAATTAAAAAATCAACTTCTAACTCCAAAAAAAACGTAAGCGTAAGTAAAGCAATAAACCCTACAAACAAAGTATAATAAACAAGGGCTTAACTATGCATTATTCTATAAATTATTCATCAAGAATTTCAAGCTCAATTTTTTTGGCAAGTTCGGGATTACCTTTTATTTGTCTTGCTACTAAATTTAAACCCTCTGGAAAAGATATTGCCCCGGAGGAAGTTTTTATATTCTTAGTAATATTATCAGTAGAATTACCGAGAGCTAATCTACCTATTTTTTGGAATTTCTCAAGTGTTTTAGCTATTAACTCTAAATTGTCAATATTAAAAAAAATATGGGCTTTATCTTCTTCTCCTTCTATTATCGGATTACAAAGATATTGTTCTATTTTTTCTATACCTTTTTCGGCTATTTTGATACATTTTTCATCAAATTTAGCAGATTTTTTAGCTAAAAATTTTATTTTTTCTTGTTGTCTTACATGCTCATAATGAGTAATGTAATTATTTTTTTCGATAGTCCATTTTTGAGCAGAGGCTATCTTACGTAAATAAGCGAAGGGAATCGCATGTTTAAGACTAAGTTGTTTCATAGTAGGCCATACTTGATTATTATCTTTATCAAGATGACCTTCTATGTATTCAATTTTTACTTTATACCAAGGATGTTTTTTTGGGATAAAATCATTAACTGTTTGATTGCAAATTTCCAAAGTATCATTCATATTAAAATTATATATTATGATAAAATAAAATTCAATCAGGCACAAATTTTGCATTAAATGTTCATTATAGGAATACAACATGAAGTTCACCAAAAAGGAAGAGCGTAATATAAAACATAGATTTGAATTAATAAAAAATTTACTCCATATAAATAAAGTATATGAATATAAAAATATTATTCCAAAATTTATTAGAAAAAATTTGATTCTTTATGGTATACAAACCGGAAGAATAATAGAGATTGTTTATCGAAAGATAAATTTTACTAAAGAAGAAGCTAATTTAAATGCCGATGAAATAATATTAGAGATGTTTGGCCCAGAATTTTTTAAGTGGATTTCCGAAGGACATAAAGATTTTTTAAATGGAAACAATAATAGCAATGATAATAGAAATATCGATAATATCAATAATGATAATAATAGCAGTAAAGATAAATAAGTCAACTAATAAAATAAAGAAAATGAAAAATCGTTTATCCGTTGATAAAAAAGGACCAAAAATGTA